GCCGCCGCCGGAGGCGGGCGTGCCGGACGTGATGGGGCTCAGGCCATCCACGCCCATCCAGGTATGGCAACCCCACCGGTAGAGTAGGTTGATGAGATCGGTGCCGAAGCCGGCCGTGAAGAAGCTCGGGCCGAGGCCGAGGGCGCGCCGCGATTCCGCAAACTGATGGGCGTTGCGCAGGGGGATCGTGGGATATTCGTGGGCCGTCGCATGGATGGCGCCATGCCCGCCATACCAGTGATTCGTGAAGGTCGCCGTCCCATTCGTCGTGCCCCAGGTGCCAATGCCGCCCATCGACGGGCTCATCGACGGATGCGTACAGGACTGTTCCCACCAGAGCATGAACCGGCTGCTGTCGTGAATGCGTCGGTAGAGATCGTAGCTCCCCCCCGTGGCATACGTCGTCGCGACGGTGCCGCCCAGGCAGCGCGCCAGCCCGATGATGCCGGCGAGGGGCCAGGTGTACGCGCGGGGGGAGTTGTAGTGGACCAGCATGGGCTCAAAGCTATACGTGCCGGACGCAGGCGTGCCGAACTGCCACGACACCTGCGCGACGGATCCGCTGATGGATTCCACGTATCCCGCAAACGTCGTGCGCCGAGGGAAGGAGGTGATCGTGGCGATCTGCCCGCTGATCGCGGGGGCCGGGCTCGGTGAGATCAGGACGCGCCGACCCTGAAACGACTGGATCACGACGAGTTGGCCTGCTGTGGGAATGTTCCCCGCCGTGAACGTCACCGTGGCGGTGGTCGTTCCCAAACCGGAGACGGTGTAGTGCGTATCGACCGTCTTCGTCGCGCCGGCCACTTGCACCCGGACATCGGTCTTGTTGGCGTAGGTGACGGCTCCGACGCTGGCGTTGGTCGAAATCGACCACGCCGATTGACTACCATTGGCCGTCACCCGAACCTGATCGTTCGTGGCCGTCCAAAGATTCGTCACGCGGTACACGGAGACCCCCACCGTGATCTCCGCGCCAACCCAGCGCCCGGAGGTCTCCAAGAAGAACGGAACTGCGGACGCGCCCCACCCCTCGTCGACCGGCCCGGTGCCCACCGAGACCGAGAGGGCGCCCCAGGTGGTGCCGGTGATGACCAGGAACTGGCCGAACGAGGACACGGTAGCCGGGCTGCTTGAAATGAACGTGGTGGTATCCGATGGGCGGATCGCGATGCGCGTCTGCGGGGGCCGGCCCGTCGGAATGCCTTGCGGCGTGCCGGTCCAGCGCGAGGGATTGGAAAAGGTGACCGCGTTGCCGTTGACCGTGCCGGTATCGGTCTGGTAGTGCCCGACAAACGTCGGGCCCGAGCCGCGTGTGAAGCCGTAGAGCCAGTGGTTGTAGAAGTTGAGGCAGTGGATGCCCGCTTCGAGATACAGGTACTCCCCCGTCAGGAGATACATCAAGGAGAGGCATTCCCACTCCTGCTGGTACTCCAGCCCGGCGTTGCCCCCGCCCCAGTGGAAGGTGCCGGGCGGCGCGGCGATATCGCTGACTTGCCCACAGGCCCATCCGGCGAGGTTCGGGAGCTTGTGCAGGATGTCCACCGTCGCGAAGTGGGTGGTCGCTTCCCACGCGATGGCGAAATCGCCCCGGTCGTTCCGGCGGAGCCAGGCATAGATCGGATAACTGCCATACTCGTAGTCGTTGGGGCCGATGCCGCCGGAGGCGGCGTGGCAGCCGAAATAGCGATCATTCCAGAACTGCCGCTCGGTGGAGTTGGCCTGGAGTGTGCGGAATGAGGCGTCGCCAGGCTCGCTCAGCCCGGACCGCGCCGCCTCGTCATGCCAGACGTCGGCCCACTGGTTCATGCGGTCATCCACGTCGTCCCACTTCGACACGCTCCCGGGTTTGCCCCCGGCGAGGCCCAAGAAGCCCGGGGTGCCGAGCAGATCCGGGCGCGACGTGGTCTTCACCGGCATCCGCCCCCAGACGCGCGTATCATCCCAGTGGTTGGCGTCGGCCTGGCCGAGCAGCGAGGGCTGCTGCGCCCCGGCGGCGGTCTCGCTGGCGGTGGCCGCGTACACACCGTTGGTCTTCAGCTCGTGCTTGCCCGCGAGCGCCTGCACCATCTCCCGCATCTGCGTGGCGGTGAGGGTGCCCGGCACGAGGACCAGCCAGTCTTCGTGGTAGGCCCAGTGATGGCCCTTCCGGTTGTGGTACGTGTGCGGGAAGATGCTCATGTGGTGGAGATCGCCTTCGCTCGGGTTCAGCATCTCCCAGCGCAGGCGCCCCGTCGCGGGCGTATGGGAGAACCCCATGGGCTGGCGCTCACGCCACTGGAAGGGGATCTCCAGCAGCGTGACCGTGCCGTTGGAGACGGCGTAGAACGCTTCCAGCATGGTGATCGGCGTGCCGGTCGGCGTGAAGTCGCCCGTGCGCTGCAGGCTCATGCCGTAGGTGGACGACGTCGGCGCCTGCAACTGGCGCAGCGTCTTGGCCGTCGCGCTCGTCACCGACATGACCTTCGTGGCACCCGTCTCGTCGCGGGTGTGCGCCGTCATGGAGCCGGTGAACGTCGTGACGGTATCGACGCCGTAGCCCTGCACCGCGCAATCACTGGCCTCGCCGCCGTTCGCCAGCGGCTCCCCGCCGCCGGTGGACTTGAAGATGAACTGGCGCCGGATGGCGCCGGAGTTGCGGAAGAACTCCAAGTAGACATCCCACGTGGCCGCGCGCGGGGTCGGGACGGCGCTGGCGCTGCCCTGATGGTCCCGGTTCATGCCCTTGAACTCGCCGGTGGCGCCGACGCAGCGGATCGTGTCGATCTTGATCCGCACGCGCTGCGAGTTGGCGAACTCGATCGACGTGAAGTATTTGGTGGGGCGGGCAATCTCCAGCGGGTCGCCGCCGTTGCTGGCGCCATCGCCGCTGATGTCCAGGTTGGAGACGTAGTCGCCCGCCTGATTGTTGGCGGGGCCGGTGCCGGGGCTCGGGGGACTGCCCGCAATGCCCTGCATCCAGAGCCCGCCGCCATCCCCATTGATCGCGGCGAAGCCGGTGCTGTTCTCGCGTAGGAACTCGAGGACGGACATCGCGCCCCGCCGGGGCACGCGCGCGGTGATCGCGCCGGTGTTGATCTCGTAGTAGTCGGGGTTGCTCGTGCCGACGGTGATGCCGCCCGCCGTCGAGCCGCTGCCGCCGGAGGTCTGCAGCTGGTAGGTGCGCGTTTCGTTGGCGCCCACCGTGGGCAGGAAGTCCACCAGGCACACCGCGCCCCGATGGCCGGTGTTGCCGTAGTCGCCCCAGCGGGCGCCGCCCACGCAGCCGCCGCTGGCATGCCCCAGCGGCAGCTCCGCCATGCGGAAGGCCACCTGTGTCAGCGGCTGGTTGGTGGACGTGTCGATGACCCGGAACTGATTGGTGTTGAGCTTCGCCTCGTCGGCGCGGAGCGGGATCGCAAACGGGAACCGAGGGGAGGCGAGCGTGCCGCCGGCGGCGCGGGTCACGCCGGCCGTTTCGCTGACGGTGAAGTCGATCGAGCCCGTGGCCATCAACTGACCCCGAGGAGCGTGAGGGCCTTCCGGGAGGGCGCGGCGGCGGCCCCCGAGGCCATCGCCAGATAGCCGTGCTCGCGCGCCGTGCTGTCGGCGGTGGTCCAATCGAGCGTGAAGCCGTCGCTATCCATCGTGTCCAGATCGGCCTCGGCGTCCACCGTGGGCGTGCCCGCCGTCAGGTGCCGGATGCACACGCTCTCGCTCGCGCTGCTGTCGGTGATGGACGGGTCGTTGTTGTCCTCGGCCATCGTGGCGACGCGCCGATTGGAGGCACTGAGGGCGACGCCGAGCCCGAGGCGCGGATCAACCGTGGTCGAGGTATTGACCACGCGGGACGCCGTGCCGAACAGGAGCATCTCCGGCATAAAGCCGACGCCCGTGACGGCTTGGGTGCCGGTCCCGCTCCGCTGCGTGAAGGTGCCGAGCTTCGCCTGGTAGGTGCCCGCCAGCGCAATGTACAGGACGCCCACCGCCGTCGCGTTCGCAGCCGCGACGATCCCCAGCGTGAAGCCGTCGCTGTTGAAGCTCGTGAAGTTCTGGTGTTTGTCCGCCGTGGTGCCCGTCGGGATGATCTGAAACAGGGGGACATCGGACCGCATGATGCCGTGCCCGCCGGGGGAGGTGGCGCCCGTTTGGGATTTGGCGCCGGCTGTCCATTCCTCCGACGTGGAGCGGGCCATGCCGAACGTCATGGCCGCCTGCGTGCTATTGCCCTCCACGCCGGCGTTGGTCACCGAGTTCTGCGCCGAGGCCAGGAGGAGCAGATTCGGCTGGAAGCTGAGGCTCGAGACGATGATTTGCGAGGCCGCCACGTCGTAGGTGCCCAGGGCCACGTTCGTGATGTCGCTGCCGCCGAGCACGAGGTAGAACACCCGCGAGGCGGTGGCGTCTGCCACGTCCACGTCCAGCGTGAAGCCGTCGCTGTCCCACGACACGAAATCGGCGTTGATGACCGTGGTGGTGGTGCCAATGGTCAACTCGCGGTAGCACGCATCCAGGTTCTGCGTGCGGTGGGTGAGCGCCGTGCCCTGGTTGTCTTGCCACTGCGTGCCGCAACACCAGCGCGACGTGCTCGACGCCGCGGCCCCGAGAAAGAGCTGCGCATCCGTATGATGCCCGAGGCCCGTCGCGTGCCGCCCACCCCAGAGGAGCAGGAGCTTGCCTTGGAAGCCGACACCGGTGACCGCGAAGGCGCTATCCGCCGAGGTCGGCGTCAGGAAGCTGCCGCTGGCGACGGAGAGGGCCATCTAGGCGTAGTCGAGGTTGACGACGATCTCATTGGCGGCGACCGCGCCCGTGTCCGAATCCGCGACCCCGGTCGTCAGGGCGAATGCGATGCCGGTAGCGAAGGCCCAGCCGTGCGGGACGCCGACCACGAACCCCGCGCCGGTCGTCTGCCCGGGGATCATCAGGGTCTTGACCGGCGTGTCGGTGCCCACGGTGGGGGCGCTCGCCTTGTTGTAGAACTTCAGGAAGCGCTCCTCCGCGTTGACGTTGAAGGCTTGGACCCCCACGACCTTGCCCGCGCTGGCCTTGACGCTGGTCGCGTTGGTGGAGGCGGCCGAGATGGTCTTGTGCAGGGTGGCCCCGCCGGTGGCCCGCAGTTGCAGGTCCACGTCCCCGATGAGGGCGGTCCCCGCGACGAGGGCGGGCACCGTGTCCACCGTGGTGTGGAGACTGCCACTGAGCGTTGCCCACAGGTCCACGACATCCCCGTCGGCACTCACCGCCGTCGGCGTGGCCGTGCTGCCGCGAGCGCCGCCGAGGACGGGGTTGTTCCCGCTGATCGCCGCATCGCGCGCTTGCAGGCCGATCACCGCGATGTCGTCGCCTTCGGATGCCTTGATGTTGTTCAGGTTGACCACGCCCAGACCGTTGAGCGTGTCGTCCACCATGCTGTCGCCGTTGGGCGTGATGAAGCCGACGGGGCGCACCACGAAACCGGGATCGTTGCCCGCCGCGGCGGTCGTCTTCACGCGCACGCCGAGCATGTTGGTGCCGTCGCTGCCGCCGATGGCGGTGCCCGTGGCCGGGAAGGCCGCGCCGAAGCTGGACGCGGTGCCGCCGGTGCCGCCCCCCGCGAGGATGTTCACGTCGATGGCGGTGTGGTCGGCGTCGATGCTGGTGGCGGTGATGCTGGCCGCCGCCGTGGACCCCTTGGCCGCGCCGCGGGCGATGGCCACCTGCGTGCCGTCCGTGAACAGCGCGGGGACGGTGACGATGTCAACGTTCCCGATGTTCTGGTCCCCCGCAGGAATTTCGACGTCTAGGCGCGTCCGAACCGTGTTTGTCGCGGCATCTACCAGCGGATCGCCCGAGGTGTCAGCCAGAACGACCTTTTGGGCGTGCAGTCCAGCGCTGATTTCGTGCGTGGCAACGATCGTGGTCTGCGTTTGGTTCGTGACTTCTGTGGCAACAGTGACGTTGTTAGCCATTCACGGGTACCTTTTCGCGTCTTTCCTGCAATTTCTCCAGCCACGCCCGGGTCATTCCATGCCCGAGGCCCTTGAGAAGGATGTCCAAGCCGCGCCCAGCGCACACCGTGCACAGGTCGAGGCGCTTTTTGATGACCGTTTCCTGCTCTTCACCCGCCTCGTTCTTGCTTGTCCGGCTGTCAAGCTCAAGAACCAGACTGAAAGGCGCCTGGAGGGCGTCACAAACATCGCAAGCGACCGCCTGTTTCAGTGCCAAATGACGATCCTCCTGCGAATTGTCATGATGATTGCCGAAGGACCGCCGGGTGCTGCAGGCTCTCCAAGGCTCCCCGCACGCAGAAGTAGGAGCATATCAGGCGTACATGATCGTCACGTCTGGCGCTGAGCCGGTCGCCAAGACGGCTGTGAGGCCATTGTTGAAGGGCACATCGTAGGCAAGGCTGCCAATGCCTGCGGTTGTGTCGATCGTGGCGATCTTGTCGCCGCTTCCAGCAGTGTTGTCGTACAGGGTGAGCGTGTTGCTTGAGGCTCCTGCTCTGTTGAGGGTCACAACACCCAGGATGCCCTTGCCGGACTTGATTACCGTCGTGCCGTTGCTGGTGAGGTTCCTGTACGCCAGGATGGGCAACCGCTCCCTGAGTGCCATTATTTCTCCTTCGTCAGCACGAAGGGAAAGGTGCCCCTCGGCTTGTCGACATCACCAGTATGGCCCAGTTTGCTGAGAATGTACTGCATGTTGAAGGGATCCTTGTCGGGGTCGTACGACACCATGTCCGAAGGCGCTGCACCTGCGGTCCACATGTGGGGCACGTACGCCAAGGCGTCCACGACATCGTCATGCGAGCCGAAGGGGAACTTCAAGAGCTGATCGATCAAGGCGCGCTGTCCCTTGCGAATCCACACCTTGCGGCGCGCGAAGAGAGGCTGCAGACTGGCTCGCACACGCATTTCCTTGCTGATGTGCGTGTTGGGCTTCAGCTCCTGACAGTAGAACCACTTCTTCCGCTCGTTCATCGCGCGGTCGATGTTCACCTTCATCTGGTTGAGACTGACGATCTCGATACCGACCGCACCGGGCTCATGCACCCACACCAGTTCGAAGAGGCGATCGATGACAGCATCTGGACTGATCCTGTGCTGCTCCGCATACTCCACATACATGTTGTACTCGTGATCGACGTAGACCACCACAACACCTGTGTAGTCTCCTTGCCGTTTCTGGCTGAGAGCAGGGTCGACGACGATGAAGCGGGAGCAACGCTTGTACAGGTTTGCCAAGCTCTCTGGTCCGTCGAGGTCTTCTATGTACTGCAGCCATTCCTGGCGGATGATGGTGCGTGCGGGATCCACAGGCTCGTTCATGTACTGGCAGGAGAAGATGTACGGCCCTTGCCTGTCTTGGATCTCCTGTATGGTCTCGAGGCTGAACTCCTCGGGGAAGATGGGCTGGCCCTTCTCGATGACGCTGCGCTTGAGAGTCTTGAAGGACGGCTCGTGGTCCATGATGTGGCTGTACACGTCGTAGAAGGCCCAACGAGTGCCTGTCACGCACTCTCTGTCCTTGGCTGGGCTGATCAGGAGACTGGTACTGTACTTGTGCCAGTCGATGACCTTCTGCATCTGCTCCTGGCTGATGATATGGTCCTCGTTCACCAGGTCGTCCTTGATGATGCACGCAAAATGTAGGCCCACCGCGGTTCCACCAACGCCGATGCACCCAATGCTGGGTTCCTTAACGTCGTTGGTGCGGGGGAAGACGAGCTCGGTTTCCGTCCACTTATCTGACGAACGAGGAACCAGCTCAGGAAACACCCAGCGGAGAAGAGCGTTGCTCTCAGCATGGTTCTTGATGATGCGAAGGAACTTCTGTGCATTCGCGAAAACGGCGTTCGAGAGCAGGCAGGTGTCATTCTGGTCGTTGATCCTTCGCCAGATTGGGTAGCCCTCCGATCCGATCGTCGTCTTGTAATGGCCTCGGGGCTCCAGGAGAAGGGTCTTCGGTCCCTGGGTCTGGATGAAGTCCGCCATCTCCTTGTGGATCGGGGTCGTCAACTTCGTCCGGCCCAGGAGAGCCTTCGTCAGGAAGTACAAGCTCTGCTTCGAGGATTCCCGCAACCACTGGCGGAGAGCCTCCTGCTCCGACTTCTCGAGCGGCGCGAGCGAAGACCTCAAGTGTTCCTCGTTCGATCCTGACGACATGGACGTTCTCTATCTCCTGTTTGGGCTTGAAGCCAGCCCTGTCGAGGATGTCCTGGTTTGCACTGAGAGCCACCCTGAGGTTGGCTTGCTGGTCGGCCAGGCGCTCGATCCGCTCTCCTGCCTTCTCCGAGCGGGCCATGAACTGCGCACGCACTTCTTGCATGGCTTGCTCGACGAACCTGTCCCACGCCGCTTGGAAGGCCGGCTCCCGCTCAAGCTGCCAGATACGCGTGCTGTCGACGCCAAGGGCTTCGGCCTTCTGCGTGCGCGAGAGCCCACGGCTCTTCATGTCCAGCAGCTGGAGCAGCACTTCGTCTTTCATCTTACGGCCATTGTACTTCGAAGTACGATGTTTTTCAACATTTCATCAGGGATTCGCAGAGTAGAGGGCGTGTCCCAAATCTCAAAAGTTGGCCGAAAAATGGGAGGGCCTTCCGGCGGGCCTAACCGCTAAAGAGGGGTGGGGCATGGGGTCCTACACCTCCGAGGCGAACATGCGGTCCTTGCGGACCGCGAAGGAGGCCAACATGGCCTTGACTCAGTCCGAGCAGCGCGATCTGCAGTCCTACATGCAGCACCAGCAGTACATGAAGACCTACAACCAGAGGCCCGAGGTGCGCGAGAAGCGTCGCGCGTACAACAAGGCCCGCAACGCGCGCCTGAAGGAGGTCGCGCAGAAGGCCCGCGAGGAGGGCGTGCTCCCGCGGTAGGAGAACACCACAATGTGGGGCGCGCATACAACACCACGCGCAGAAGGAGGGCAAGACATGCCGAGAGAAGAGGAAGAGGCGTTCTTCGTCGTCGTGTGTGAGGACTGCAACGCGATGTTGGTATGGAAGGCAGGCGAAGCGGAGGCGCGCGCAACGATGGACAGTCACTTTGAGGAGTACCGACACACAGTACACCTCCTAGTGAGCTACGAGACGCGCATGACCATCCCGCTGGAGTAGCAAGCCAGCCGCCGAGCGTAGGCGGCGAGTAGGCCCTACGCACAGCAGGACAAGACCGGCGGTGAGTCGGCCGCCCAGGGGTAACCGGAGGTCTGCCTACAAATGAGAGGAGCGAACATGTGTGACCTCAATGCGTTGGACAAGGAGCTCATCCATCGAGGCCTGGCGATCTACTACGACACGGTCCAACTCGCGTGGCAACACCACGAGATGGAGTGGACCGCCGTCGAGATGACCAAGAGAGAGGTCAACGCCGTCCTCGAGAAGCTAGGACTGGAACAGCTGTAGACACTTGACTTGATGACATCAACTCCCCTTGCCCCCGAGCCATAGATAAGAGTATATAGGGGGGGGGGGAGAGAGAGAGAGAGAGAGAGAGAGAGAGAGAGAGAGAGAGAGAGAGAGAGAGAGAGAGAGAGAGAGACTATAACTATATACTTTTATATATGGGCAGATGCAAGGGGAGTTGGTGTCATCATTTCACTTTCAGCAGACAGGAGGAGAGATCGACAGCTCATCGGGAAAAAAATTTTCACTTGACTTACCGCACCACCACATGTTATAATGATCTCAAGCAAGCAAGCGCAGCTCACATATCACCCACAGCGAGCTTCGCTCGCAAGGAGACAGCGACATGACGTACAGCAACGCGGAGATGCAGAAGGCGCTGGAGCAGTACGAGCACCAGCGCGCGTACCGTCGCGAGTACGCGAAGCGCCCCGAGGTCCGCGCCAAGCGTGCCGCATACGCGAAGCGGCGGAACGAGCGCATCCGCAAGCTTCTCGCGGAGGTGAAGACAGCGTGAGGCACGCGCTCGCAGCGCTCAGCATGCTCGCCGCCATCCTGATGCTTGGGATGGCGGCAGCACTCATCACAGGATGATGAAAGGAGAGCACATCATGGAGATCGGTGAGCCTCGCAAGCTGCACACGGACGTTCCCAAGCCGAAGGAGTTGCCGCTGGACGAGCCTGTGCCCGAACAGCAGCCCACACCAGTCGAACAGCCTGAAGAGGTGCCAGCGTGAGCGAAAAGCAAGAAGCCGAAGGCTTCACAGCATGGAAGGCGATGGTGTGGGACGGCACGCTGCTCCAGAGCCCACAGCAGCGCACTGACTGGCGTCCCCGCCAACCAATCCAGGCGTACTGTGGGATCGCACACGACCTGCGTGAGACGACAGTCGCGTCCTGCACGTGTGGTGTATACGCACGCCGGCTGATCGACAAGGAGCTTCTGAAGTACATGCGGGGGGAGGACTTTAACACCTACGTGGACAGCAGCAGGATCCGCGTGTTTGGCGTCCTCGCACAGGTCAGCATGTGGGGATGGGTGTTCGAAGGCTCCACGGGCTTCCGCACGGAGTTTGCGTATCCGAAGATGCTCCTCGTGAGGAGCCGCATGCCGCAGGAAGCGCAGGACCGCATCCGAGAGCTGTACCAGGTGCCTGTCGTCGTGAACGACGAGGCGTTCCAACAGGAGCAGCAGGCAGAGAAGGCAGTCCTCGCCAGCACGGTGTACACGCAAGCCGAGATCCAGCGTGCGTTGCTCAGCGTGAGGCGTGCTCGAGCGTACCGGCGCTGGTATCACCAGAGGAAGCGTGCAGCGCACGAAGTGAAGTACTGGGAGCGCATGGTGAAGGACGCTCCCATCAGACTCCAGGAGTGGAAGGACAGGTTCGAGCAGCTCACCATCAACGGCCCCTACGGGGACATGGAGGACAACACATGAAGAAGACCACCACCATGAAGTTCGAGCGTGAGGTCGTCCACAGCGTGCTGTACAAGGGCAACGACAAGGAGACCCTGCAGAACGTGTACGTGCCGAAGTTCACGTGCCTCAAGCCGCTCGTGAATGGAGGCGGCTGGCCGAAGGAGATCAAGCTCACCATCGAGTGGGAGGACGGAAAGAATGACTGACACTGCAGAGGAACTCTACCGCGCACGTCACATCTGGCCCCTGGCACCATTCTCGCCTTGCGCGGACCGCAACTGTGAGGTGTGCCGAGGCATCGGTCGCAGTATGCAGAGGCTGGGCGAGGCCCTGCGGCCGAGGGAGGACATCATTCATGTACGCTGAGTACCAGGAACTGCTGGCGTGGACCGCGACTGGGCTCGTCGTGTTCCTCGCTCTGTGGGCGGCATCCTACCTGAGGAGGACCATGCTGTGAACGGCACAATGAAGACAGGAGACGGCAACGAAGCCTGTGACGTGTGTGAGTGCACCATCCCAGAGGCCACGAAGTACTGGGAGAGCGAGACACACGTTCGCGTGTGCCACTTCTGCGTGGACATCCTCCACAAAGAGATGAACGCGTGACAAGTGTCTGGCAGAAGGCTGGTGCCTCCGCAGTGAATGGTGGCGCTGCCATGCTGCTCGCCTCGCCAGCGGCTGTGTTGGGAGGCTTCGAGGCGTGGCGTGCTACGACTCTCATCTTGTTCGGTGTAGGCACGTTCCTCAGTAGGCGTCGATGCCTCGGATGCCTTGTAGTGGGAACACGTATGAACAAGGAGGGTACACTGTACTGTGCCCTCTACTTCCTCGGCTTCAGCACCACACTCCTATGGGTGTGGATGCCTGGGGATCTCCTCGCAGTCAACCTGTCCTGCCAGGCGCTGTGCCTCCGCTTGACAGGCAACACAGTGCACGGCTGGCTCACAGGCACGCACTCGGTGAGGGTATGAAGCCGCCCTCCGGGCACGCTTGGGTGCACAGCAAGCGAGGCAAGAGCCGTCAGCACCTTGTCAGGAGCGACAGCTACATCAGCATCTGCCTCAGGGCGAACGTGATGGGTCAAAAGCAGTCCTACGACGATGTGCCTACATGGGAGGTGTGTGAGAAATGTCTGAGAGAATGGAGGCGGCGATGAGCGCGGAGCGGAAGCCGGAAGACGGGTGCGGAAATCACCATTGCCGCGTTGCTGACCCCGGCCCTGTCGGTTTGAACGCGGGATGCCGGTGCGATACGCGGGCCATCATCACTGCCCTCCGCGCCGAGCGCGACGCGCTGGTGAAGGAGAATGAGCGGCTGAAGGACGACAACCTCGGGCTCCAGGGCGCTTACCAGAACTGCGCCCGCGAACACGGTGAGGAGCGCCAAGCCCGCGCCCGGCTGGGGGCGGCGCTGCGGGAGATCGTGAACGAACTCGGCGTCCCACAACCCGGCTACCCCATGCCCGTGGCCAATGCCGCTGAGATCGCCCGCGCCGCCCTCGCCCCGCCGAAGGAGACGCCGTGAGTCTGCGCCGTGCGAGCGGAATCGTGGTCACGACCGCGTTCGTGGTGTGGGCGCTATTCGCGGGGCTCCTGTGGTGGTGGCCCGTGCCATGACCCTCGCCCGCGCCCTCGTGATCGGGATCGCCATCGGGCTTATGCTGAGCCTCGGCCTCGCCGTCCTCGTGATCGGGCTCGTGCCGTGAACGCACACCGTCGACGCTTCGTTCCTCGCTCCCAACGGCTCAAGAGCCTCACCCTGGCGTTCGTGCTGGGAGCAGCAGGAAGCCTACTGGTGTTGGGATTGTTCTGGCTCGTCCTACACATGCAAGGGAGGTGATGCACAATGCTCCGCGACCTCATCAACATCCTTCTCGAGATCCTCAACATGCTTGTAGACAAGTGATCGCAAGACCGATCGCTCATCGGGACAAAAATTTTCACTTGATTTACCGCACGCATTATGTTACAATGTGAACATGATCAGCAATAGCAGGCGCCAGAAAGGAGCCGCACACAGCCTGCGCGCACCGCACCCCATCGGCACGGCCACCGTGGAGGAAGAGAATGCCGACAATGGATGAGATGAAGTGCAACGTCTGTGAGGAAGTGACAGACAGCAAGGAGCTCGACAGGTACGACGGTATGTGCTTCAACTGCCAGCAAGCCCTACAGGAGGCTGACGAGGCTGTCGAGGCTGGCGACACCAACGAAGCCGACCCAGAGCTCCTCAAAGCCGTTGACAGCTTCAAGAAGCGTCAGGCCTACATGCGCGAGTACAACGCCCGTCCAGACATCGCCGAGCGACGGAAGCAGTACATGAAGGGCCGCAACGAGCGCATCAAGGCGCTCCTGAAGAAGGCGAGGGAGCTGGGCATGGTAGACAAGCCGGAGGAGGGCGCATGAGAGAACGCATGAAAGGCTCTCAAGCCGTCGCTCAGAAGATCCAACTCGCCAAGCTTCTCGAAGGGCGCACAGGCAGTTTCAAGCCGATCGATCTCCTCAGGCAGCTCGACGCCAGCAGCACGTGGATGCACCACCGCACGAAGGACCTCCTGGAGGCGAAGCTCATCCGTCGGCGGTCCAGAACCAAGTTCCAGCCAAACAAGGCTCTCACCAGGAACGAGATCCTCAGCGCGTTCAACGGCCGCGGAAACATCACCAGCATCGAGGAGGTCACCGTCGCGCCCAAGAAGGCCGTGTGGGTCCGCGCCATGCGGTGTCCGCACTGCCAGACTCTCATCGAGGTACCTCTGACATGAGCGGCGGCATTCACAAGGTCATCGAAGTGCGTGTACGCTGCGGTTGCGGTTGGTGGGGCACCAGCATCCACGACGGCCTGGCGCACGCAGAGGAGACGCAGCACCGTCTGGACATCATAGGCTCAATCGACATCAAGAGGGAGGTGGAGACTGATGGCTCGAAATAGACTTGTGGGGATGGCGAGGAACCTGAAAGAGGAGAATGCCTACCTCAAGAGGGAACACCTTCGCCTCACGGAGAAGATCTCCCAAGTGCTTGTCGAGAAGCTCACCCTCAGGGCCCAGCTACTCACCGCGGAGGAGAGGTGCAGAGAGCTGGAGCGGCAGATCAACTTGACCACTTGACAACCACTTCACCAAGCTGTATAATGGACACATGTTGATGACAAGACACAGCCGCACACAGCTCCTAGGGAAGGCCCTTGATGCCAAGGTCGTTGAGGACCATGGCTATCGTGGAGTCCTCTACAACGAGGAGCACGGCTACATGCGCTACCACACTGCGAATGGTCTACAGAAGGTCACGCGTGCGGGGCGTCAGTGGCGGCTGAGGGAAACCATCCTCACGAGTGAAGACGTCGACACCTTCCTTCGTGACGTCGGTCTCCTCGGTGCGACGACCACCAAGAGCGTGCTCCAACAACTGCATGACTGCATAGGAGGTGATCTGAAAGAGACCTTCGTATCTGGCGGTGGGATCATCCTGAAAGATGGTCTCCACATCAGGTACTCACCCATCACAGGACTTGACATCGTCGAGCGTTCACTGTCCAAGTGGACCCGTCGACACAAGATCCTCCGCAGCTCACCCCTAACAGAGCTTGTCCGAGAGGACGAGTGGGAGAGAATTGGAAATGTCTTCCGAGACCACGTACGAGCCTACGTTGGAAGAAGTTCAGGCAGCGGTGGCAAGGCTGAAGGCGCAGCGCGAGAAGCGGGCGGCCTACCAGACCAAGCGCAACGAGCTGATGAAGGCCGACCCGGCAATGGCCGAGAAGATGAAGACGTCCCGGCAGAAGTACAACCAGGGCGAGACGGCCAAGGCGCGTCGTAAGGCCTACTACGAGGCGAACAAGGCCAAGATCTACGAGAGCCACAAGAAGTACCACGCGAAGAACAAGGCTCTCCTGGCGAAGGCGAAGGAGCTCGGGCTCCTCAAGGACGAGGTGGCGTAGGTAGGCCGAAGAGAGGGCGCCTGTACGGGCCCTCTCTTGATGCCACCAAGTGACACAAGGTTCTCAAGAGTTCAAAAAGGAGCCAACGTTGAGCGACGACAAGAAGACAATCGTCCTCGTGAGTGGTGGGCTGGATTCAGCGACCACCCTCTGGTACTGCAGGCACTACGACTTCGAGGTCGTCAGCACAGTGCACTTCCAGTACGGCCAGTCGCACGCCAAAGAGCTGGCACACGCCCAGACCCTCTGCGAGGTGGGTGGGTTCCCGAAGCCCGAAGTCATCAAGGTCAACTTCGAGTACCTTCGGGGCTCCAGCGCCCTCCTGCCTCTCGGCGCATTCAACCAGCAGGACGCTGCAGGCACGGTGCAGGACCAGGCCGGCTACGCTGTCAGCAACACGTACGTACCTGGCAGGAACATCGTCATGCTCGCCATGCTGGGCGGCATCGCTGACGCACGACGTATCCACTACCTCGCTGGCGGATGGAATGCCGTGGACTTCAGCGGCTACCCAGACTGCCGGCCGCCGTTCCTCAACGCCATGGAGGGAGCGCTTCGCCTAGGGCTGCGGCATCCAATCTCCATCCTCGCCCCGATCGTGTATATGTCGAAGGGAGACGTGATCAAGTTCGGCCAGAAGCTCGGAGCGCCACTCGAGCTGACATGGTCCTGCTACGCCGGAGGCGAGAAGCCGTGCATGGAATGCCCCTCATGCAAAGTGAGGGAGAAAGGTTTCGCCGATGCAGGAATCTCAGATCCCGCACTTGCTGATCAGTCACAGCAGTAGGCTGTTCTTCCAGCAGTGCCACCGCAAGTACTACTGGACAGCTGTGGAGGGCCTGGAGCCCAGCGTGACGCCCGAGCCCTTCGCTCGCGGACGCCTTGGCCACAGACTAGTGGACGAGTGGGTGAAAGACAAGTCCAAGGCAGACCTGCTCGTGCAGGACCCAGAGCTCGCACAGCATCCGCTCCTGACGAATGCCCTCACAGAGTACTTCATCAAGAACGCTGAGGAACCTCTCAAGTACATCATGACAGGCACACCCGTGAAGGTGGACATGGGCGTCGTCGTCAGCACCAGCGGCCGCACCAAGCGGCATGTGTGGTACGTCGGAGAGCTCGACGGCTATGCCACGTACGATGAGAAGGAGTGGACAGTTGAGCGCAAGTTCACGAGCCAGGTACCTAGCGATCTGGTGGGACGCTTCCAGTTGGACGATCAGGTGCGTGGATACACGTGGGCTATGCGTCGACTCGGCAGGCGTCCTGTGGGAGCTCTTGTCGATATCATACGGACGACGAAGTACCCGGCGCTCGTCAGGGACTTTGTTGTGCTTGATGAGCATGAACTGAACCGCTTCCAAGACGAGCTCACACAGGTCGTCCAGGAGATCGTTGACGCCTACGACCAGAACCGCTGGCCGCTCTCACCCCACTCGTGCTTTAACTGGGGCACCTGCCCCTATCGCATGCTGTGCCTCAACCCCGACCGCGTCACACTGGCGGAGGGCATGGGTTACCGGCGGAAGGAGCTCAGCCACGAGGAAGAGCTCCTGGAAAGGATGGTATGACACAACAAGCACCTCTCGCAGGCCTGGTGGACATGAAGGACATCTCCTACGCGAACGGTAGGTCGATCGTCATCTACGGCCCACCAGGCATAGGAAAGACAAGTCTCGCGTTCGCCTATCCGGCCAAGAAGCGATTCGCTTTCGACTTCGAAGCAGGTCTCAGCGTCGTCAAGAACGTGCCGGCCAGCGTCTTCCGTGTCGTGTCCTACCCAGACATGGTGCGCGGCATCGACTGGTTGTGGAACGACGATGAGCATGACGTGGTTATCTGTGACACGCTCACAGAGTGCGGGCGTGTGGTACAGGTGCAGAGTCAGGTACCCAATGCGCCTCGTGTGCATCCGGAGCTCAGCGCCCAGCTCGACTTCTACCTGACGCTCGAGAGGCTCCGCAACCTCTTCCGCCGCATGAGGTTGCTGATCCAGAAGGGCAAGACAGTCATCTTCACTGCGGCGGAGAGCATCGACAAGGACCAGTCCGGCATGATGAAAGGAGGGCCAGAACTGCCCGGCAAGCAGATGTCCCCCGAAGTGTGCTACTTGGCGGACGAGGTGTACCGTATGTTCGCACGCAGCGTGCAGGGAGGAACAGAGCGACTGCTCACCACACAGCCTGACTCAATCTACTACGCTAAGAGTCGGGTTCCATCTGCACCAGCCCAGGTCACGGTGCAGAAGGCAAACATCGCAGCGGCCTGGAATCACCTACTGAAAGGCTAGGCATGGAAATCAACGTCGACCTCACGAACATCCCGGAGGCAGAGGCGCTACCGGAGTCGCAGTACCTGTGTCAGGTAGAGAAGATCGAGAGGAAGGTCAGCAAGAAGAACAATCCCTACCTCGACGTGTCCTACATCGTCGCCGAGCCCGTCGAGTACGCCGGCCGCAGGATCCTCTTCGACAACCTCACCCTCACGGAAGCCGCCCTGTGGCGAGTGAGAGACTTCGTCAACGCGTGCGGTGTCTTTCCGGGCCCGACGGGCTTCAAGACCGAAGAGCTCATCGGCGCCTTCCTCCGCGTGACCCTGGTGCGTGAGCCACGTATGACCCAGAAGGTCGACGCGGCCACAGGAGCCGTGCAACTCCTGCCCATGGTGGACAAGGATGGCAAGCCAGTCTACAGAAACAAGGTCACGGGGTACGCTCCGCGGTGAGAGGAACTGCACTGACTGCGACTTCTGCCGAGTCAAGAGTGGCACGCTAGTCTGGTGCTCACAAGGCATGTGGCAGAGAGCCGACGGCCGTCCTCGTTTCTTCCTCTTGCTTGGCCTCGAGAGGAATAGGACGACTCAGAGGATCTCTGCCACATGCCTTCACTTCAGGGGGGAGGAATGAAAGTCACGAAAGCCATCACGTTCGACGCAGCACACCAGCTGCAGAGCAGTGCGTGGAAGAACAGCCCCTGTCACAGGCTTCACGGCCACACATGGCGAGTGGAGGCCACCTACGAGGGTCCCGTCTCTGAGAAGTCCAACTCAATCGTGGACTTCCAAGCCGTGGGAGACGCTCTCAAGCACGCGATCCACGACCGCCTCGACCACCAGTTCATCAACGACGTCCTCGATGTCCAGGACGCCACCAGTGAGTACATCGTGCAGTGGATGTGGGCGCAGCTGGAGAAGTGTCAGTTCGCTGATCCAGTCGAGCTCGTTCACCTCAGACTCTTCGAGACGGCAACCTGTTGGGTCGACCATGACGGACGAGTCTAGACGACAAATCGCTGTGAACGAAATCTTCACCAGCCTTCAGGGTGAAGGTGTCTTCCTCGGCACTCCTATGACATTCATACGTGTGGCAGGATGCAACCTGGCGTGCGTGTGGTGTGATCAGCCAGACACCATCCACGAGGACTTCAAGGACCGTGAGGGAAGGGTGTGGAAGCTGGCGTACAGGAAGGTGGACGTAGAGGAGATCATCAACATCTGCCTGCGCAGCAAGGTGCGTACGGCGTGCCTCACTGGTGGGGAGCCAACCGCCCACAAGCTTGGAGAGCTCATCGGCCAGCTCCACGCCAACAACTTCCGCGTGCACATGGAGTCGAACGGCTCCCTGCTCCCAGACTGGTTGCCATACGTGGACCACCTAGTCGTGAGTCCCAAACGAGAAAGGAGAGTGGCAGCTGCGGTCCTGAGGCTGGCGAAGGAACTGAAGTTCATCGTCGACGACGAGTTCAGCATGGAAGAGGTTGAGAGGTACCGGTTCAACTTCTCAGGCCCCATCTTCCTGTCAGCAGCCAACTTCCACACGAATGTCGACTGGCCCAACGTGCACAAGGTACGCAGGCTTGTCGAGGCAAATCCATGGCTGCGCTTGACAGTCCAACTTCACAAGGTCCTCAGCATCAAGTGAGCGAAAGGACAAACATGCTCAAAGACCTCCCTCTAGAGTGCGAACACTGCGGCCACGAAATGGGTACCATTTCTGTGGAGGAGAAGGACGAAGCCATCATCGCCATGGCGAAGATATCCTGCATGGACTGTGAGGAAGAGGAAGAGGGAGGCGACGAAGCGGAGTGAACCAGAAACTGATCGCCATCGGCGTGCTGAGCGTGCTGGAGGGTCTGGGCGTTGACATTCGTCACCCAGACTTCAAGGACACTCCTCGTCGGGTGGCGCGCATGTTCTCAGAGGTCCTCCATCCTCCCCGTGTGAAGTGGACGCGCTTCCCTCACAACGGGTACGATGAGATGATCGTCCACAACTCTCACCACGTGTGGGGCTTCTGCCCACACCACTTGCTGCCAGTCGAGATGTACGTGGCGGTCGGGTACATACCCAAGAGGAAGGGGTATGTGCCCGGCCTCAGCAAGATCCCACGACTCGTGGAACACACCTGTCGTCGGCTTGCTCTGCAAGAGCGTATCACGGTGGACATTGTGGACAGCTTGATGAAGCGGTACAAGCTCCTTGGAGCTGGCTGCCACATCAAGGGTCGGCACCTCTGTATGACCATGCGCGGAGTCAAGACGGCCGGATACGTCTCCACCAGCGCATTGAGAGGAGTGTTTCTAGAGAAGCCTGAGGCAAGAGCAGAGTTCTTCTCGCTTGCAAGGAACGGCAACGGGAATGGGGAGGAATGATGAGTGAGTGGGAGTCAGTCACCAGAGAAATCAGAGCTGTGGCATCTGAGCTTTACCTCCTCGCAGATCACCTTGATGCTGGAGGCACTGGACTACAGGGCAGAGACGTACGCCCAGATCTACCTGAACAGCCTGCGTCAGAGGGGTTCGCAGGAAACGTCTTTAACCTCATTACTCCAGAAGGTCGAGCAGTGCGAGACACTTCTGGACCAGATCCTGCCACAGGTCCCTGGAGAGAGTATTCCGGCGCACCTGGCAGCAATCCGGGCTCGAAGGGAGCGGCTCCTCACTCCGAGCACTACAAAGGACCTTCCGTCGAACCCATCGACCTGATCGAGGCATGGGACCTTCCCTTCCACCTCGGGTGTGTCATCAAGTACGTGTGCCGAGACAAGGAGGACAGAGTGGCTGATCTTGAGAAAGCAAGGTGGTATCTTGACAGATACATCCTGCACCTGCGTAGCAAATAACTGGCCTGGCACGAGGCACGTGCATGGCATAGGGGCTGCAAGCCGTCCGCGTATCATGATCCTCGGCGAAGCCCCTGGTGCAGAGGAGGATCAAAGTGGAGTCCCCTTCTCGGGAGGAGCTGGAAGAATTCTGGACGCATGGCTCGGACGGGCAGGCATCACAAGAGGCTCATGTTTCATCGACAACGTTGTTTCACACAGGCCGCCAGGGAATAACATCGCTCTTGCGAATCTCAAGGCGGCGACCTCCGACCTTCACGCCCGAATTCGAAACGTGGATCCTAACCTGGTCCTACTCCTCGGAAATACTCCCCTCCAACAGTTCGTTGCAGGTACAATCAGCGACTGGCGGGGATCCCATTTCCCGATTCAGGTTGGCGACACTGTGTATCAGGCTTTTGCTGCGTATCATCCTGCGTTCATAATGCGGCAACGCAGGATGTGGGACGTCACTATCCACGACTTCTGTCGAGTGAAGGAGCTGAGCAAGTCGCCAGGCTACAAGGAACCCGACGTGCTGTATATTACAAATCCCACCATCCCGGAGGTGAAAGACTTCGTCCATGAGTGCATCCAGCACCCTCTTACTGTCGTGGATATTGAGACTGACTTTGGTTTTGCTGCCATTGATCTGGTAGGCCTGTGCTACCAGGAGCGCCTCGCCATCTCAGTGCCAGTGGATGAGCCTGAGTACGTGCACTGGCTGTTCTGGTTCTTCAAGAACACCAAGGGCATCGGCACGCATGACTCGATCTTCGACGCCTACCACCTAAGACGCTTCGGCTTCCCTTGTCCCTCACCAATTCACAACAGCCTCTTGTACAGCCACCTGCTGTACCCGCATCTGCCTCATGACCTAGCCTTCCTCGCCTCAATCTACTCCCCGTACTCCTACTACAAGGACCAGATCACTGTCCGCAAAGCCTGGTACAACTGCCGGGATGTGGACGTCACCCTCATGGCCCTCCACAAACAGCTCATTGAGCTGAGGGAGCTGAACCTCATATGATCGAGGACCTCACGTGGCTGTGTCCGGCGTGCAGCAGGCTGTGCCATCCTGACCACACAGCAGTGTGCCGAGTGCACAAGGTCAAGGAGTGTCAGTGGTGTCGTGACGAGCATGAGGTGCGGGCAGGATGAGGCTCGCTGAGATTGTCATGCGGGCGTCCGAGGCCGTGCTGCATATGAAAGAGCGAGGTATGCTTGTCGACAGGAAGCGCATGACAGACATGTACGTCGAAGAGCTGGCGAAGGGTGCTGCCATTGAGGCAGACCTACAGAAGGTCAAGCCAGGCCTGAACCCTCGCTCTTCCCAGCAGGTCGCCGCCTTCCTGTACGATGAGCTGGGCATGGACGTGCAGCGTAAGCGTGGCAAGGCCACGCCTACAACTGACGACGACGCCATCATGAAGGTGTGTGGCATTCATGAAGATCCAGACAAGACCCGCCGCATGTTGAGGAGCTTCGATCCTGCCATCTACAAGATTGGCTGCATGATCCTCGATGCAAGGAGGGCTGGGAAACTTGCGTCAACCTACTTCAGCCTCACACTCGACGAAGTCGACAGATACCACCCAGAGTGGAAGATGCACGGCACGGAAACCGGACGATACTCGTGCCACGTACATACGTACCCTCCTGGGAAGGCTCGGTCCATTTTTGTGGCTCCTTCTGGGATGCGTCTTGTTGTGGCTGACTTATCGCAGATAGAGCTGCGCATCATGTGGCATCAGTCACAGGACCCAGTGGGCCTCGCGATCATGGAGAAAGGAGGCGACAGTCACCGTGAAACCGCAGCAGAAATTTTCCGAAAGAGCCCTGAGGAAATATCTGGGGAAGAAAGGTTCCAAGCAAAGTTCATCAACTTTGGGCTTCCGTACGGAAGAGGACCTGAAAGCATGGCTGAGCAACACACTAGCATCACTCTTCGAGACGCCCAGGATATCTTTGACAGACACCATCATCGATTCTCACGTCTCTGGGAGTGGATGGCGATCAACAATATATTTTCTGCCAAGAACAAGTACATTGCTAACCCCTTCGGGCGCCGTAGGTATTTCATTGAACAAAGTGACTCTGAGCGGGAGCGTCAGACACAGAACATGATCCCCCAGAGCACGGCACACGACCTCCTCATGCAAATCCACGTCGACATCCACGACGACCCACGTCTGCGCGGCAAGGTGTTCCCCGTCTTCGACCACCATGACGCCATGGGAATGGAAGTGCCCGAGGAGGGCCTGGAAGAGCACGTGGCCATCATCCGTCAGCACTTCGAGAAGGAACGCCTTCCAGGCCTGCGGACGCCAACAGACGTCAAGGTCCTCCAGAACTGGGGGGAGGCAAAGAGATAATGACAAGTGAAGAGACTGACCATGCGAGGCTTGCGGCCCTCATTGATGGGGAGGGTACGGTGTCTGCCACCATCAGAGGCTCACAAAACCTGCCAATGCCCTACATCGTTGTGTCCAATACGGATGAACGCCTCATCAACTGGATAGTTGAGCGATATCCAGGAAGCAAGGCGGGCCCATACAAGAATCAATCTCCCAGGTCGAAACCAATAATGCAGTGGCGACTCTACTCAGCGCAAGACATCCCCATCGTTGGTAGAGCAGTACACCAGTACCTAGTCATCAAGAAGTACCAACTAGACCTGGTCATAGAGATGTGCTCCATGATCAAACCCAGAGGAGTCAAGGGATCGCTCGACCAAGAACACCAGGCGAAACTGATCACGCTTGGAGGCATTCTTCAAGCAATAAACCGAGGCAACAGAGGGAGGCCAGAAAGGTGGGCATGAAATGTTCATTCGAGATACCGACTGCGCACGTAAAAGAGTTGCGCGAGCATATGGAATATGACTTCACTCTTGCTCACATGTGGTTGTCAAGTGAGGCTTACCGAACGGCCTACGGGCCTGGAAGTGTCATGGACAACGGCATGTTCGAGCTTGGAGAGCCTCTCGAGATTGGCCAGCTCACACGCGCTGTTCGTCTCGCCCGCCCTACTGTTGTTATCGCACCTGACTTCATGGGAGATGCTGACCGTACGCGCGACGCTTGGCGCCTTGCTTCCGCAAGATTCGACTGCGAAGTCGCCGGCGTCCTCCAAGGCAAGAACGTCCAGGAAATGGTTGACCTCTACAGATGGTACCGCGACCAAGCCTGCGAGATCATCTGCTTCCCCTTCCGCACTCCCCGCGTGGAGATTCTCAAGGCCATCGCCGCTCGGGGCTGGTTTGACGGGGACAACACCTGGTACCACTTCCTCGGACTGAACAGCATGGAGGAACTTGAGATCCTCAAGTCCTTCCGCCTGCAGAACAGTAGTGTGGACACCAGCAAGCCGATCAAGGCTGCCATATACCATGCGGACCTTCACGCCCACCTCCGCGGGCACGGACGCATTGATATGGAAGCAGTCTACGACACAGAGACTGTGGAGCGGATGCGGTTCAACATGGATCGCTTCCGAGAGATCGCGCAGAATGACTGACACAGACCTCCCTCACGAACCCTTCATGGACATCGCACCAAGGAAAGGATTCCTGCATGCGTACCTCCAATACACGAACTGGAGCGAAGCGCCCGCCGCCTTTCACTTCTTCACAGGGGCGGCAGTACTGGGAGCTACACTGTCTCGTCGAGCGTGGTTCCAGAAAGGGTACTACAAGGTCTTCCCCAACCATCAGGTCATTCTGGTTGCTCCCACTGGGAAGTGTCGCAAGACGTCGGCGCTCAACCTGGGACTTGGTCTCCTACGTGAACTTGATGAGTGCAATGTCCTGGCAGATAAGATCACACCCGAAGCCCTCGCGTCTGAACTATCTAGTCTTACAGTTGGTGACAAACAGCTTCTGGCAGCCAAGCCAGCGGAAGGTGTTATCTATGCTCCAGAGCTTGCAGTCTTCCTTGGCAAACAGAAATACAATGAGGGCCTCATCACCCTCCTCACGGCGCTCTTCGACAACCCAGACAAGTGGGAGATCAGTACGAAGGGCGCGGGGAAGACGGAGCTCCACAACGTCTGTCTCACTTTCCTTGGTGCCTCCACTCCAGACTGGCTCATCACAGCCATCCCCCAGGACGCCTTCGGCGGAGGATTCATGAGCCGTCTGCTCTTCGTCGTGCAGGAGGACACTCCTCGCTGCTTCCCCATACCGGACGTTCGCGACAAGCCTCAGAACCTCACTGACTGGCTGCGCGCCCTCCGCAAGCAAGAGATCGGGGAGATGCACTTCAAGACTCCTCAGGACAAGCTGTGGTATCAGATGTGGTATACGGCGAGCAAGAAGAACGTGCCTGAGGATGAGAAGATGGCCGGCTACCACGAGCGCAAGCCCGACCACCTTCTGCGCCTCGCCATGGTCATTGCCGTCAGTGAGGAACGCATACGCATCACTACGGAAGACATGGTCACGGCGAACAAGCTCCTGGGCTTCCTTGAGGAGAGTATGCTGAAGAACTTCAAGTGGCTTGGGAGTCGGCCAATTGGTGTGGACCAGAGCAGGATCCTCCAGATCCTTCGCGCACACGGTGGACAGATGAGGAGCGGAGACCTACTGCGCAGGCTTGTGTTCTACATGAACGGCATGCAGTACAGGCAGGCGATCGAAACCCTCCTACACGCCCGCCTCATAGGTGAGCGCCCCGACCTTAAGGACGGACAGCACACCTACTACCTCACTGAACCTCCTCAGGAGGAACGTGGTCGTGGTGCTCTTCGTCCATGAGTACACGGCTGCGGGGCGGTAGGACTATTTGATCACCGCCCCAAGCCAGCCAAACACGATGAAGAGCGCAAAGATCACCAAGAGCGCGACAAGAAGAACAACTGCCACATGCCTGAACGCCTCGTCGATCTGCGGGAGCGACTTGATCACCCATACAATGACCCCCACGACTAGGATGGCCAGGACGACCTGTAGGAGAGGATGAAGGTTTGTGAATGCCATAGGGCGGTCTCCTTTCAGTCCAGATCCGGACACCAGTGTTTGACCGCCGCCTTGTTGTTCAGCCACGCTTCGCGCAGCACCCGGCGCTCACTGAAGTCGTACATGGAAATGCAGATCGCGGTGACCATCCGGCGCTCAATGCGGTCGTGCTGTCGAGACTGCTCACGGTAGCCGTAGAAGAATAAGGCGCCAAGTGCGATGGTCAGGATCAGGGAGATCGAGACCCCTCCCTTGGCCAGGAGCTCAGTGTTGCGATACCGGATGCCAAGCTCCTCGATGCTGGGCCCCTTGTAGGACCGAGCCTCGTAGCCCTCGTCACGACGCCTCTCCTCCTCATGGTGTGTAGCCATACTCTTGCATGGTCCCCTGAATGGTGTCCGACGTACGCCGCCTCTGGATTGCAGTCATGCTTGCGCCCCGAGCCCAGTTCGCCAGGTCCTCTCCTGTGATCGCCGTGCTTGGTCCGTAGCCTCCCCAGCGCTTATTGAACCTCTCGACGCCGGACACATCGCCCTTCGTGACGGCGGCGCTGATGGCATTCTCGCGCTCCTGCCTCATGAGGATGCCATTCTCAATATCCTTCCGCACGATCATGCGCTCCTGGAAGGTGCGCCCAGCCTCGAAGCCGAAGAGGCGTGTGTACTCTCCCCACGGCGTGACCTCGTACATCTTCTTCCCATAGGCGTTCACACTGTGGCCGCGCTCGAGGTTCTGGTAGACCTCCATGCTCTTCTTGCCGAACCTGTAGCCTGGTATACCAATCATGTGAATGAAGTTCTTCCACATCTGGTCCCAGTCTCTCTGTGAGATGGGATCCCTACCAAGGATCATGTTGTACATGGTCATGAGGGGCTGAAGGGTTGGCGTGGCCGCCTTGGGGAGGATGCTGTTGGGACTGAAGGCATTCTCAAGATTCACGCCAATGGCGACGGCCGCCGTAGGCCCTGCCAGGTACATACCAGTGAGGAGGCTGTACCGGATGGAGCGAGTGAAGTTCTCGAGCTTGCTGTCTCCCGTAAATGTGGCGTATAGGCTCCTCGCAATGCCATTCGACAGGAACTGAAACTGCTTCGTGGGGTAGGACCAGAAGAGTGTTGAGGCCTTCATCAGAGGGCCCTGCATGTACGGGCTTTGCATGACAGGCTGATAGCCAAACTGTGTGCGTGCGACAACACCCAAGGCGTGCTGCATGGCGGGGGAGAGGTGGAGGCTGGGAATGACGCGGCTCTGTCTTGCAAAGCCCATGTACATGGCTGTCTGTGCGTCCAGACCCATAGCGAGGGCTTCATCTAGGCCAGCATTGAATGCCACACCTCTGTTGATGAACTCCGCGATGTGCATGGGGCTCATGGCGAGCTCTTGCACCTTGCTCTGGAAAGCGAGAAACCTGTCCCTCGGCAGGCCCCACATCTTAGCCAGCTCATCTCCAGTCTTGTGCATGGTGTGCCAGGCCATCTCCTCAAGAATACCGACACCGCCTGGCACCTGACTGACAAGGGCTTGCCTGTCGCTGGACATCATGCGCGCCATCATGCCCCTCGTCACCCTTCCTGTCTCTGCCCAGGTGTTGAGGTTCTGGAAGAGGTTGAGAGTGCCGCTATCCAGCGCAGCGCCAAGGGTGCTGGCGTACACATTCCGGCCAGCTGCCTTGGCCAGATTCCCGAGCCAGTCAGGGTTGGTGAGAGACACTGCAAGCTTCTCTTCCACCTGCTCAATGAGGCCGTCCACGGCTTCGCTGATGCCACTGCGCTCGGCACCTCCACGGGCATGCGTCCACCAGTTCTGCAGGTAGGCGCGTGTGGTGAACTTCGTGACTGGGCCATACGAGCCGCCAGGCAGGCTTTCCCACAGAGGCCTCCACTTCGCCTCCCACGGTTTGGTGTACAGTTTGTCCAAGATGACTGGCAATACGCCCCTGAACGTGGCATTCCAGTCTTCAATGAGAGGCATGCCGCCCGTCATTGAAAACTTGGACCAGGCGTCCTCTGGCACCATATCACGAATGAACTGTGGAAGCTGCTCGTACTTAGCCTTGTCGTACCAGGGGATGAGTTCCTTGTCCAGGATGCGCTTCACACTCTTCGGAAGGTCCTTATACTGCTCGTGCTTGTCCATAGCACGCTTGACCATCTCGAAGGTATTGGGGTTGTGTCCAAGCTTTTCCTTGAAGTCCGGCGGCACAGCTGCCCAATTGTCAAAGCTGGTGAGGACGGCACGCCAGCCCTTGTAGTTTGCCTCGTGGTCGATGAGTCCGGTCAGGTACCTGGCCCAGTCACTGCCCACACCGAGGCGTGTGCCCACGTCTTCCGTGAACGCCTTGGCTGCCTCATAGCCTGCCCTGCCATCCTCAGAGAGCTTGTCAACAGCCTTCCTGCCTCGCATGGCAAGCCAGATGTCGCGCCTGTCGCCGGGCGACAAGTTCCCCCACCACTTGTTGTAGTAGTCGATCCACTTGCGGAGCTCAAAGCCCTTAGGCAGGGCGTGGTTCATGAGGGCGTCCATGGTGATGGTGCGGATGCCTGCATTGCTGCTGAACTGTGGCATGGAGAGGTAGTCAGCAGGGTTCTTGAAGGCTGTTCGACCTCGGATAGCGGACATCTCATTCCTGAACCAAGGCTCGAGGTGGGGATGCTCGCCGAAGAGACGGGTCATGGTGGTCAGGTACTCAGTCGTCTTCGCTGGACCGTAGCCTCTGTTTGCAGCGACAGCAAGGAGCATGTTGTCCGTGGTGAGCGAGGCTCCCGCCCCACCACTGATCTCGGGCATGCCAGGGTTCTCAGGAGGGCCTGCCTCGGGAATCAGCTCACTTGATGGGTGAGGGACGTCGGTCTCCTTCGGCTCTGGCGTCAGCTCGTCACCTGCAAAGCGGTTGATCTCCTTGCGGTCCGCGTCAGTGAGGGGCTTGCCGTCGAGCGCCTTGTCGATGGCGGACGCCTTCGCCTTGTCAGGGTTCTTCATGAGGAACTGTGTAGCTTCCTTCAGACTGGCCGTCTGGTGCACCTGGCCATCAGGCATTGTGAGCCTGATCAGTAGGTCACCCTTAGTGTTCACCTCTGTCCGCACGCCCTTGGCATCCGCTAGGAGCTTCACACTCGACAGGCTGTAGGCGGGAGCAGGAGGGGGAGGCGGAGCCTCAGGCGCACCACGCACTGCAAGGCCTTCCTGAATGGCCTGCGCCTCACTGATCTGAGGAGGTCTGGCGGTAGTCTCTTCTACCTCTGCCTTCCTTGCACGTGTGCGCGTGGGCTTCGGTGCAGCAGGAGTGGCAGGCGCAATCTCCACCCTATAGATCTCGGGTGTGGGATGCTGGCCGACTGCCTCCTTGATCATGTTGGTCATCTCTTCTGCTTCAGCAAAGCTGGCGGTCTCGTATTGGTTGGCCAGGCGTCCACTCTTATAGACGTTCACAAGTGTCTTGGCTGGGGGCGCCTGCGTGCTGACTGTCTCGCCCCTCAGGTTGACACGTATCTCCAAGCCCTCCTGACCCTTCATTTGCTCACGAAGTCTGTTGGCGTACTCCTGGGCCTGAAGGATGTCCTCAAACTCATGGTGACCGGTAGGCTGCCCACCTCTCGTGACCTCCACTGTGGCAGGCTGACGGACGATGACAGCAGGCTCCGCCCCAGCCTTCACGACAGTCTGCACGACTCCCTTCGGAGGCTTCTCTAGCGCGGGAGGAGGAGCAGGCACCTCAGTCTGCACCATCGGACTCGGACTTGGCGTGGCACGCTCAAGACCCAGACTGCGCGCTGTCTTGTCGGACAACCTGTGGTTGGCGCGGAGCTCTGCCACAGCTTGCGCTGCCACCTTGTGCAGGGGCCCGCCCTCAATGGCGATCTTCTCAAACGAATGAATCGCGCGCTGGACGTGCGGGGGGAGGTTGACGTCTCCACGGTACGCCATGGCGCCCACACTGCTCTCCTGCCGGGCGAGGCGCTCCTTGGTGATCCTATTCTGGATCTCACCAAGGCGGGCGTACTCAGCGGAGCCTGTGAGACCCTTGGACTCCATCAGGTTCATCTTCCTGGTGATGTCCACAGCCGCCGCAGACAGCTCGTCAGGCGTCATATCCTTCATGCGGACAGTGCCAAGCTTGCGCATCTCACCAGACAGCTCTTTCACAACCTTCTGTCCAACCGTGCCCTCCGCCCTCTCAGCGACCGCCTTGCTCTCCTCTATAGCCCTCTTCGCATTGAGGATCTCTTGAGTGAGGGTGGTGCGGAACTCAGCGTCCTGGTTCGAACGCCTGGCAACCTCAGCGACAACCTCAGGCCTGTGGATCTCACCTCTGGCGACACTCTTGACATAGGCGTCGAGGAGGGTCTCATTAGACCACAGGTTAGGCGCATAGGCGCCCTTGTGCTCGACGACCTTCTCCTGCTTCACGAGCTCCTCGACAGGCTTGGCCTCGGTTGCCTCCTGCCGTACAGCAGTGGCTGCCATCTGTTGCTGCCCCGCCTGAACCGAGCGCTCAGCCGAGGCAATCTCGGACACCTTCTGCGCCCGCGCAACCTTCTTGAAGAGCGATGTGGCCGCAGCTGTGGCAGGTGTGAAGCCAGCCGCGAACTCCACGCCAGCGCCAAGGGCCCTACCACCCTCCCTCACCCACTCCTCACGCCTCTGTTCCTCAGGCATTGCGAGGAGTGCCTGACTGCGCATGGCAATGACGTTGGCCATGGGAGAGAGGTCCCCACGCTCAGTGGCGCGCACGGCTTCCCGTATGCCCTCCTCAGAGAGGTCCTGACGCCTGGCAAGAGGCTCACCGATGTACTGACTGGCAATCTCTCCTGCCATGACGGAGGGCACAGCCATCTCTGCTGCACCCATCGCTGCGCCCTTCGTGCGCGCCCAATAGCCTGCTGGACCTGGCGTGAAAGCCTTCACCACCTCGCCCGCGCCAGCATGAAAGCGCTCCTTCGTACGACTCCAAGGGGTGGAGGGTGTGGGAGCGGGGACAGTCTTCAGGAAGGTCTCGATCTCGTCGTCCTCGTACCCCTGCTCCTTGAGGCCTCCGACGTACTGGTCAATGCGGGCGCGGATGGCGTCTTCGCCGATACCTTTGCCCCGCGCCTTGACGATCTCGTCCCGGAAGACGGGGTATTCCTGCTCGAGGGCCACGAGCTAGAACCCCAAGGACGGCTTGCCGCCAGGTGCCACAAGCGGTGGCCTATACTGCCTGAGTACCTGCTTCTCCTGCTCGCGGAGGGCTGCCTTGCCCTCCTCGTCTGGGGTGTGGTCGATGGCGGTCCTGAAGAGGCCCTGAACGTGAGTCAGGTACCTGCGACGGACCTCATTCCTGCCTTCCTCATTGAACTGCTTGCCCATCTCAATGCCAAAGTTCTGGTTGGTCTTGTTGAGATCGGCTTGAAGGGTCTCTCGCACCTTCCTGCCTGCCTCTGCCTTCTTGCGCGCTTCTTCAGAGACCTCGACGCCAACCTTTGGCTTCTCAACCTCTTCAAGTTTCCTCCTGCCGAGAGTCGTCATCTCAACTAGGTGGTTGATGCGTGCCTGCGCGAGCGCGAGCTGTTCACCAAGAAGCTGAACCTTCTCAGGACTGCCTTCGGCTTGCTTGATCTTGGCCTCGAAAGCTCGTCTAGCAGGCTCTCCACCCTTTCCTTGTGCGTACAAGAGGGCAAGGCGGTCGAGTGCGGAGCCTGGCTCCTTCGGGTCTCCCATCATGTATTGGAAGAGGATCTCATTATGATCTGGTGTCCTTTCTGCCTCAGGAATGGAGAGCATGCGTTCCATCTCTCGTTCGCGAGGAGATACACCCCGCTTCTCGGAAAGGAGTTGAGCGATCATCTCCAGCCGGCTGGGCTGCCTCATCGGACCACCAGCCCCCATAGGAGGCGTGCGCCTCGCCTCTCCCACAGAGGTGGGTGGCTGACCCCCTTCCATTGCGCCTCTCAAAGGTGTCTCGAAGCTCTGAGGCGTGTACATCTCACGCATCAGACCTCCCTGCAGGCTCTCGGGAGGCAGGTTCCAGTATCGTGAGATCTCGTAGGCCATCTTCCTGTCGAGGGGGTCCTGAAGAGGGCCACTGGCACCCATCAGAGGAGCAGCTCCCACAGGATCCCCTGCACCGAGGAGTGCGACACCTTGCTGGAGGCGGTTGTGCTGAGCGCGAAGGTCCATCTCTTGCTGAGCGAGTGCCAGACGCTTGGCGAGGGCAGCGACGTCTACGCCTGCCTGCGATGCAGCTCCTGCACCTGTGAGGCCGAACGGACTGAAAGCCATTACGCGAGGAGGCCTCCTCTACCCCCCAGCATCTGCATCAGGGCCAGCATGTCCACAGGAGTCCTGGCTGCCTGAGCGCTTGCCTGCATGGCTGGTCCGATGCCTTGCGTGCGCATCTGGTTCCCACGCATGAGCGCCTCCACCATGGCATTGATGTTCTGCCCCCGCTGCCCCGTGACAGCCTGTCCGATGGCTGACGCGATGCCTCTGTTCGTGCCCGCCACAAGGCGTCCACGTGCCTCAGGCAGAGCACTGGTGAACGGCACACCCCGTCCAATGCTCTGCTCGTTGAGGGCGTTGGCTCTGATGCGCTCCTGGTTCAGAGTCTCCTGGATGTCAGGTCCCAGCAGCTGTGTCATCTGGGCGGCAAGGGTGGGGATGTCGATGGGCTGACTCCCCAGCCGGGAGGTCATGGCCCGCTCTTCCATCGTGGGCTCAAACTGCCTCCGCACTCCTTGTGCAGCCCTGTTGCCTAGGATGGCACCGCCGCCAATGGCTGCCGCTGGGAGAGCGAAAGACAGGAACTTGGGATTGGACAGGATGTCTCCTGCCATCCGCCCTACGTTCCCAGCACTGCTGAGGAAGGAGCTCAGGTAGTCAGTGCCTGGCTCCGAGATAAGCTCAGAAGGGAAGGACTGCGCAACGGGTGCAGCCGCCTCAGCAGCCTCGCCCGCGCCACCCCACGCGTCGGCGTAGTCGAAAAAGTCAAACAGGCCCACAGCGCATCACCTCCCAAGCCAGCGACAGATGGGAACGGCAACTCTCATCAGGAGCCAGCGGCGCCTGCCAAGGAGTTCATTCTTCCAACGCCTGGCCAGTGGCCACATAAGCCAGGCAGCGAATGGATGTCGAAGAAGCCAGAGTGAGAACCCTAGTGCCCACCTCTGGTAGCCACGCATGACGTCCGCAGGCATGTTGCGCCCTACCACTGAGCAGCGCATCCACTCCTTGCCTTCCAGGTAGCCAAGTGTGTTGTAGGCTGTGCAGATGTACGTGCCTCCGTCTCCAGCTGCGCCCGCTCCCGCTCCACCGTCGGAGGCCTCGCCTTCTCCGATTGGTCCCGCAGGTATGCCTGACTCTGTTCCCTGTGCAGCAGCCTCAGCAGTGGCGGCCGCCGCAGGCCCTACCTCTCCTGTGAAGCCAGCCACCGTGCCTGAGGGAGGAGCCTCTCCAAAGCCTAGGCTACCAGTCAAGCCTCCCACTGTGCCAACACCTGTTTGCCCTCCCGACGGTGCGCCAGGCACCCCCTCTCCAGGCGCTGCCTCGCCACTCACTGTTGGAGGCGGTACGTTGGTCTCAATGAAGCGTGCTGTCTCTTGAGCCATGCGTGCGCCCTGTGTGGTCTCTGCCTTGGCTCGGGTGGACAGCTGACGAAGAGCCTGTTGCATGACTGTCAATGGAAAGCCTACTGGACCAGGAATGGCAGGGATGGCGAGGCCAGCCATACGGCCTGCCAAGGTGGTGAGGTTGGTCAGCGTCCTGCCCCTCCCCATCATGGTGTTGAACGCATCAGCAAAAGCGATGTCCGCCTGATTAGGTGCCACAGCCTGACTGAAGGCCTGTGTGGGATCCTGGCCGCGAAGGGCCGCGTTCGCCACAGCTTGTGTCAGGCTCTGTGCTGTGACAGGCCCTGGGCCGCCAGTGACGGCGGTGGCCTCTGCACTCCCAGGCGCCTCACCAAAGGGAGCCGAAGACTGTGTCTCGCCAGCCATCATGCTTGCAGCTCCCAGGAGGTCCGCGCCCGACAGGCCCCCAAACGTAAGACCCGTCGCCCCGCCCTCGGTGCCGAAGCCCAGGGCACCCTCACCACTCAGTATGCGAGGCAAGGAGGTGGAGAAGGCGTTCTTCTTCGTCGGGTCCTTTGTCGAGATGCTTGCCAGGGCCATGTCGTCGATGACGGCTGGATCGAGGTTCTTGAATGGCATCTCACTCCACCGCGAGGAGTGTGACCGCGACTGTCGCCACGTCACACTTCAGGTGCAAGTTCACCTCATCAAAGGCAGCACTCTTGTAGACCGTGGCTGCCTTGTCCAGTGAGAGGACCACGAAACCGGACGGTGCCTTCCCCAGCCCGTGCGGCACATCGTCCTGTGTGTTCGGCGTGGCGTTCGAGGTGTAGGTCACACGCTTGCCAACCACACCCTCTGCGTGCAAGGCCTCAAAGGCAGATATCAGCTTCCTCCAGGCGTCACTGAGAGTATGAGGCACAGTGGTCACCAGGCGAGCGTGACTCATGGCTTCCAAGGCCTTCCCGTATGCGTGCCCATGAGACACATGCTGTGCAGGCGTGTCCACGAGTACTGCCCCATGTCTTCCAGGCGGATGAAGAACTGCTCTCCCTCCACACCTGAGCCATCCACCTTCACGGTGAAGTGGTCACCTTGAAAGGCCACAGGCGTCGGCAAGGCTGTCCACGTGCTCTTGTGTGTGGGACGGACCTTGACATTCATTGAGCTGCCCGACGCAAGCTTGCCTCTGAACCGTACTTCCGTCAACACCTTTCCAATGTGCGCCACCATGATGGGGTCCTTGGGGAAAGGTCCGAACTCCACATGCGCGTGAACGGCCTCGCCATCATCGTCCGTCAAGAGCTCTTGCTCATGGACGCCGCCGGAATAGTCTCCCGACACAATGACGGGGAAGGCACCGGACAAAGCTGGATCGCCAAGCTCGCCTGGCACCCTCTGAAGCTCAACAGGCAGGTCTGCCAGGGTCATAGGTGTCCTCCGTAGGAACTGCCCCCACACACTGACAGGCTGACTGCGCTTGTACAGCTGTCCTTGGCTGATGAGCTGCGCCTCATTGGTGCCGAAGTGAAAGGCCCACACCGTATCGTTGTCAGAGGCGCCTGATCCAGGAATGGCAAGCAGGTAGCGCTGAAGACGAAGGTCCCAGCTACCCACAACGGCCTCTCTCACATCCGCTGCCACTGCCGCGATGTCAAAGCCAGTCTGTCCTGAGATGAGAATGGAACGCTGTCCGTCGAACAGGCGCACACCATCGTACGCCAAGTACAGCACGCCGCGTGGTGTGACGACGGGGCTGTTCGGGAACAGCGTCCCAGGCACCTCAGGGAAGTCCTGCATGCGGAAGGGGAAGAGCTCGTCGCCAGTATGCTGCATGGCGCCTATGCGGAACTCCTTGAACAGCACGAGAGCGTCGTTGAACTCTACAGCCTGCACTACGTGTCCGCCCCCGTCACTGTACTCGAGGTTGCCAGCTCCATTCGCACTGTTCCAGTCGTCGTATGTGCCACTGTTGGCTGGCGCAGCATACCACACCCTCTGCCCTTCCCTCACACCACTCTCCGTGACGTCGATCAGGATGGTGCGCACCTTGAAAAACCGCACGATCTTGGCGTGCGTCACGTTTATGGGGAGGATGAGGTCTGCCACAGTGAAGGTGTCTGCGTTCATGTCCTTCGGAGCGTCCACGCCGTCCGTCCACAGGACGCGGTTGTGCGTGGGAATGGTCACAGAGGCATACGAGATCAAATCGCGCTTCAGCCCTGAGAGGCCCGTCAGCGTCTGGGTGAAGTTGTTTAGGTCCGTCGTGCGGAACACTCTGTCCGTCGTGTGCATGAGGAGGAAGTCATCCTCATTCGCCTTGGCGAAGTGGTAGTGCATGCCGCGCACAGCTCCGCCGCCAGGGAGGCTTGCACGCCTCAGGCGCCCAGGAGTCTTGCGCAGTTCACGCCTGGTCTCAAAAAACCAGTCCAGGTCTTGCGTGGAGCCCTTCGGGCTGATCTCCGCTGGGAAGTGAGTGACAATGCCGTCCGTGAGGGGGCAGATATCCTCATACCACTCCTGCCTGCCCTGTATGAGTGGCATTTAGGGGAACACCGCCCTTTGCCTGACAAGCACGACGACACACAGGTCCGCCCCAGCCACACCAGAGCCTACCTGATCCACATCCACACTCAGGATGTCCAGGCTTGCCAGCACAGTGACGTCGGGGACCATGATGGCACTGGTCTTCGCGCCGGCAGCGATGGACGGCCGGTTCCCTTGCGTGGTGAAGATTGTCGTGCCGTTCTTGTTGACATCCACGAGCAAGGCCTGTCCTGTGGGTGCAGTCTTCACGCGCGTGGTCACGCTCACGATTGTGGGAAGGGCGCCGGCGTCGAAGACCACAGGGAACTCGTGAGCCTTGTTGGCACCCACAGTCAGCGTGCCACTCGCGAGGAAGGTGACAGGGTACACGACATACCCAGCGGCCACACTTCCAAAGCTCCCAGCCAGCTTGGTGCCGAGGTTCGCAACTTGAGTGGAGCCTGAGTAGTTTGCGTCAAGTGGCATCAGGCATCCCTCCCTCGAGAGTCCAGCCAACCAAGAGTGCAGAGCCAGAGGTGTTGCGTAGCTATGCCGCCTCTCAGGCGCACTTGTGCTGAGGTGTTCGTCCGCACCCGTAGTGTGGACCATCCAGCAGGCGTGGCGTCCACAGTCCTGTGGGTCAGAAGAGGTGCGGCAGTCAAGGAGGGTGCCACGTCATTCACGTCAGGGGACGAGATGATGCCAAGGCCGGCCGCCGCGTTCCCCTGCCAGACACTCGTCAGGATCGCAAACACCTTGACACCCGAGGGAACCTTAACAGCCTGCAGGGCAGCCGTTGCGTTGACTGTCAAATTCGTGGCGTCGAGGGTGGGCGCGGCCCAAAGGAACTCATCGCTCTCCTGGGAGAAAGCCAACAGATTACTGCTGCCATCTGTCCTGACGGACCCCAGGCGTCTCTTGAGCGTGAAGCCTGAGGGCATGGTGGGCGTCATGGACGTGCTCAGCAGGACATCCACCACGTCTGTGGAGGGGTTCTTGATGGCGTACACGTGGTAGAAGGTGTCCGCGGCCTTCGCGCCTGTGTCCAGGCCTCCCAGGTTTGTGCCCTGAGACCACACGGCATCCAATTGCTTGGTAAGCGTACCCGCCAGCAGAATGTCCTCCATGTTGTCATCTGAGCGGCAGGCACCACTCGCCACGTCCACATCGTTGTTCGGATCCCCCACATTGTTCGCAAGTTTGTAGCCCGCAATATATCCGCGAGGGGAGGAGACCTCCTTGAACGTGCTGTCTCCAGCCAGGAAGGTAGTGGCGGAGGCGCCTGAGCCGAGCCGTGCGGGAGGTACTGTACCACTGCTGAACACGTTCGACGCATTGAGCTGCCCACCCTCTGGGTTGCTCTCATGCGTATGCACGCCCACCACAGCAGTGACAGGCTGGAAGCTGTCCTTGTCGGCCACTTGCACGTCCGTCAGGGTGTAGGTGGTGAAGCCTGCTCCAGACACCTCGATGTCGTAGTCACCATCCACAGTCTTGAAAGCCGTACGCCCCGCCAGGTCCGCAGTCAGGGGATTGCTGAGAGGCGTGACCTCGTCATCCGCAAAGAGCCCGGCGAGCGTGAGGGTGCCAGCCAGCAACACCTTGACAGACGCAGAGGCTCTCGCCTGGCCTGTCACAGGGTCAAACGCAACTACATGACGTTTCTGCATCAGGCTGCAATCAGGAGCGGATCTTCTGCATCAGTGCCCACAGCCACCTGACAATTCTGGACGAACGCAGGGACTGGATGGACTGCCAGAGAAAGGACACTCTCCTCGATTTCGACATCGCAGATCTCACTCACGAGTTGTACCTCTTGACGAACGGGTTGTTGATGGGGTCGTTCAGAAGGATGTCTGCACTCTCAGCGAACTTCCCAAGGCGCTTGTCGCCATCCTTCCTGCTCTCACTCTCCTTCCAAAAGGTCTCCACTCCCTGCTCGTAGATGTTGAACCACACCTGACTGTTCTTGGTGTCCTCGACACTCAGGTACAGAAACCCAACAAGGCCGTACACCAGGAGCATGTGCTTGTCCTCGTCAAGCCAATCAGGCACATCACTGTTGACGAGCAACTTACCTGGCCTGAGAAGGCCGAGCATACGTATGTTGTAGTCCTCGTCCACAGGCCTGTCGAACCACACCTGCTTGTTGACGTAGGTGTAGAAGTCTGGGAAGCCCCTCGTGATGAGCAGAGGGTCGGGGAAGAGCCTGAGGAACTCCCCGTAGTCTTTGAACGTCAGTTTCTTCGTCGTACCAAGCTCTCCTGTGTGAAGGATAAGCACGGCGACATCCTGAAGGGTCTTGGGCATCTGCAACACGTACGTGTCCGTCAGGATCTGCGTGGTGACAAGCTGCTCCTTGAAGAACCAATCCTTGCGTCCGACAAAGTCTGGCACCACGCTCTCGTTCAGAATGATCCTGAGGAAGTCCTCCTGCGACATCAACTGCCCACTGGCAAGACGGTCATTGGAGAACTTACGAGCGAGCAGTATGATGTCGCCGAGGTTCACGCTAGTACCCTGGCTTCTTGGGCTTGGGCTTGAACGGCAGCGGTGGCTTCTTCGGCTTCCCCATAGTCACTTCTTTCCCAGGGCACTCCAGCGGACCGCGCCGGTCGCCACTGTTCCTGAGTCTGGTACAGCGATCAGAGCCCCATCAGCCACGGCGTCGTAGTCCGAGTGGTAGGACAACGCCTTCCCTGCACTGTACTCGTGTATGAAGCCGGCCTTCGGCTCGATGTTGATGCTGAGGATCTCCTTCCCCACCACAGGCGCGAAGTCGTCGCCCGCAGCGGTGTGTGTGCCGGTGAACGTGAGCGTCCCACTCCTGCTGACCAGATGCCGACTGATCCGACGGATGGGCGTGGTGTAGACGATCGTGGTGGCACCCATGCCACTTGCCTCCTACTTCTTCGGAGGAGTCTTGCTCATCGGCAGAGGACTCCCCTCGATGGTCTTGGCTGACTTCGGAGCGGTCTTGGAAAGGTGTTCGTTCTTCTTGCTCACACGCGCCTCCCTAGATGCTCAGGTTGAGGTTGATGAAGGCCTTCCGGCGCACTGTGTCTGACGAAATGGCCAGCACGTTGGCACCGATGATCTCACCGTTGTCCGCGTTGTCCGCTGCCACCACTACCAGCCCAGCACCTGCCTTCACTGCTGCGCCAGCTGCCAGGGCAGTGCCGGCAGCCACGCAGTTGACGTTCGTGTGCAGCCCGCGGAACTGCACCCATCCATACTCACCGTTGGCGATGGTGGCCATCAGCACACCAGCCACCTCCTGACTCACCATGGCGTCCGCGGAGGCCACCAGGTGGAAGGGTCTGTGGATCTCGAACGTGTCTGACGTTGTCACGGCCGCTGTCAGGTTGCGGTCGAGCGTCAGCACCGTCGTGGTGTTGCCAATGATGCGTGCGAACTCGCCTTCTGGCGCTGCACCCGCACCACCCGCATCGTCGAGCACTCGAACGTAGTAGCCGACGACGGCTCCCTGCGTCCACGTGCCTGAGCCGCGGATGATCTGGTTGAGGGCCGTGTTGGCGGCTGCCGTGATGGCAGACTCGCTGATGGACTCGAAGCCCGCTACACTGTCGGCTGCCAAAGAGCCGCCAGAGGCGTTCTTCATCCACCGGTACCACCGCTCCCCTAGGATCGGGTCGGTCTCCAGACGGATCTGACCCAGCCCCTCGAGGTCCTTCGTGTTGACGTCAGTGAGTGCTGTGCCCCATACAGACTTGACTCGTCCCATGCCTGGGTCTCCCTCAGGGTTGAGAGCTATTCGCTCTTATGCGATGCCCGTCGTGACACCCTGCCGACGGCGCTGGGTGGTCACGAGATTCGCTGCCAGAACAACCTGTGCTACGCGGTCCAGCTGGTTCGGGATCTGCTTCCACTCGGTCATGGCGAACATGACGCGAGGGTCGTACTTCAGCTTCATGTACTTGTCATTGATGGCGTACACACGTCCGGCGCCACACAGCGCGTCCCAGAACATCGTGACGCCCTTGAACGTGAAGTTCTCGAAGCCCATGTCCGTGGCCTTCCGGTTGTCGGTGCGGTAGAACTCCAGCACCTCCGCCTCGTAGGCCTCGAAGATGTCCGCCGTGGTGAGGAGCAGGCGGGGGTAGTCGACGCCGTCAGACACGCTGCGCAACAGCTTCCGCAGGTCCGCCAGCAGGTAGACGTCCATGGCACCCAGGGAGGTGTTCTGAATGTTCCTCCACCAGGTGTGAGTGGCGTTGTTGATGCCGCCCAGGCCGTTGTCCACTGTCGGCGTGGTGGTGATATGCTTGTCGAGGCCCTCGATGTCCAGGCCTCCGTTCCCTGACCCGTCACCGAAGCACATCTGGGCCAGAGTGTCCTGCAGGTCCAAGATGCAGTTGTCCACCGCGTTCTGCACCCTGTCGATGATCTCGTACTCCGAGCTGTTCTGCTGATCGTCGACGAACAGACGCTGCACGCTGTTGGCGACGTACTTCCAGTTGTACACAGCCGTGGTCAGGGGATCCACAGGCTGGATGTTGATCGTGCCAGCACGGCCGATGGACTTCGCAGTACCCGGCTTGGCGTAGTTGAGCTGCACGCCGATGAAGCGGCCGCCGTTCTGCGTCTCCATCCGCTCGTTGCTGTACAGCCACCAGTAGAAGGGCCTGGCGCTGTAGATCTGGTCCCAGGCTCTCCCCTGCATCTCCTGCCAGGTGGAGGAGTACAGCGAGTCTAGCTGTTCTGTGATGGTTGCTGGAGCTGCCACGTGTCAGTCTCCTATCTTGCTTTGCGTCCGAAGATGTTTTCGTACGCGCGAGTCGCCGCCTCTCTGCTCGTCTTCACTGGAGCAGGTGCCTGTCTTGCGGTTGAGCGACCCGGTACGGTCCCCGTGCTGGCGACACGTCGCGGTGCTGGAGGAGGCGTCTCTTCCTTCGGCGCCACAGGTGCAGCCTGAGACTTCGCAATGGCGAGAGCCTCTGCAGGCGTGACCTTTCCTCCCTTCTCCTTGACGATGCGGACGATGTCCTCGCTGTGCTTCTCGAACCCCTCGGGGTCGCTCTCATGGAGCGACGTGAGCTGGCCCTCCAGGCGCATCCTCACGATTTCGAAGCCGAGGTCACGTCGAATGGCATCGTGCCCCTCTTTCACAGAGTCCATGACGTGGCGGGCGAGCTGAGCGGGAGTCATGCTCTCGAAGTCAGGCTCGGCGGCCTCGGTCCTCTGAACGGGGCGCTCTGACGTCTGGTCCACCATCTTGGCGACCAGTCCTGCTTGCTGGTCCATCTTCCTGCTGAGCTCGCGGTTCTGCTGCCGGAGCTCCTCTATCATGGCGTCCCTGGGGTCCGGCTGGGGCTCTGGCTCGGGCTCTGGCTCTGGAGCAGGAGGCTTCGGTGGCTCTCCCAGCAGGTTCCCACCAAGTGCTTTGAGATGCTCTTCTGGTATGCTCATGTGTCATCTCCCTCTCGCTTTTGCGAGGCCACCTGAGGTGGACTGGTGATCGGACGCCCTCTGAACAGACAGGCCCTTATATGGCGAAGGCCGAACTCCAACAAGACACGAAGCTCGCTCGGCTTGGTCATGCCCACCACAAGAATGTCATGCCTTCCGTCGGGCTTCCAATCGAGCCTTACGTAGCGCTCGACTTTCTCCCTGACGCGCAGTGCGTCTAGGGGCTTCGCTTGTTCTGTTGTAGGGGCCGTTGAGGTCTCTACGCTCGCACTCTCTGGCATATTGTTCTCGGCTCTCAATCCTGACAGGACCAGAGGGATCCAGGTCGGGATGGTCAAAGGGTTTGAACTGCGGCTGCGCCTGGAAAGACGGCTTCCAGTACGCCATGCATCCACACTTGCACTGTGTGGCCTTCGTGTCTCCAGACTGGCGAACTTCGTCGAAGACATGTCCGTGCTTGCACACGAAGTCGTACCGCACAATCATGGAATCCTCCCCTGCCTTCGGGCTGCCCTCGCCATGTTCTGAGCCATCGCCTCCACAGCAGTTTCGCCGTACGCCATGGCAGGAGTGTCTCCCATCTCCTGGTATGTGCGGAGCCAGTCGTCGAGACTGGCCTCACCTGGCTTGGCAGGGTGCTTCTTCTTGAAATGCTCGACAATCTTTCTGGCGTGCTCCTCCTTGGGAACACCGCCCATGCCCTTTTGAAAGTACGCGCTGTGCAAGCCTTCGTGCGCCATGGTGCCCTTGATGTTTGGAAAGCTAGGCGACACGTACGTGCGGAACCGCTCTCCCATCTTGGGGAACGCAAGGCCCTGCGTGGTGAATGGTAGTCCGAACCGTGCGAGGACCTCAGGAGGAATCCTACCAAGGATCATCTCAAACAGGTCTGGCAAGACCTCGAAGCGCTTCGCGAGGTTCGGGTACGTCCGCCTCAGCATCTGGGCACCTGAGCCAACGAGAGCGGCAGGTGGCGCGACAAGGCCCATCGCCTCCGCAGTCATGTTGGGTTCAGAGCCCATGATCTGCCGCACAAGCTCCTCAGCACGCGGCTCTATCCTGGGCAAGACTAGTACTCCTGTTCCTGACCAGTAGGCCGCCGAGCAGTCTCGAAGGCGCGCCGTCGCATCTGCGGCTCGAACAGCCGCCGCAGCGCAAACTGCATCACCTCATGCTGTGGTGGCTTCGTAGGCGTTGAGAAGCGTGCCCTCAAGGTGTCCAATATGCGGAGAACCAGGTCTGCCGATTCAGGAGGCAAGCTAGGCAATGGACCTTGGCCTCCGCTGACCTTGGTCAGGACCACGCTGCTGGCGTCCCTCACTAATAGCTTGCTGCTGCATGGGCATCTGTGCTGCCAGAGCCTGCATCTGCTCAATGGCCTGAAGGTTCAGGAGGCTCATGTCTGCCGTCTCAAAGGCCTCCAGGAGCTTCATGCGCAGCTTAACCTGGTCGATGAGGGGGTCGTCCCTCAGCGTCAGGTACATGGTGCGGGCCTCTTCCTGCTTGACCTGGCGGCTGAGAGGAAGGGTGCTGTCAGGTACAACATCCACAGTCATGGTGGCGTTCACTTGCTGGAGGCGCACCCAGGAGGCAGGATCCGCACCATACTGGGCCGCAGTCTCAGGAGACCACTTGTCCAGCACGTGAGAGTTGACAGCGATCAGGATCTCGTTCAGGGTGTCCGCAACCATGTCACGCCTCTCGTCGAGCCTGATCATGGTCTGCTGTTGAATGATGTTGGCCTCAGAGGCCGTCTTCTTCTGGGGACTGGTCTCCCCAAGCTGGTTGCGACTGAAGCCAATGACGGCCCTCACGTCACTCTCATTCGTGTTGGCTGTGGTGAAGAGCTCGACAGGAATGGTGGGGCTGAAAGGAGCAATGCTTGTGTTGACCTCTCCTTCCACTTCCACCACAGGACCCGTCTCCTCACTCTTGAGCTGTGCAATCGCCTCACGCGTCAGGCTGCCCTTCTTGGCAAGGATCTTCAACAGGCTTGTGCGCCTGTGGTCGTGGATCTGAGTCTTGATCTCGTTGAATTCTTTCTGGAGATCGAGGATCAGCTCAGCGTCGGACAGGCCGAGGGGCATCTCTGGCACCCAGTTGAAGTCCAACACGTAGAAGGGCCAAATACTGAAGTCCTCCTGATCGCCGACCTGGTCCTTCTCGCACATGACATGCATCTTGCCTGTGCCTTTGTCCCACACTTCCCAGAAGGTCTCCATCTGATCAGGGTTGTCAGATGCCTTGCCCTTGTCACGGAAATAGTCACCCAGAGGACTGGTGTCTTCCTTCAGCTGCGCGTGCGAGCGGTCAAAGCGCATGGCGAACCAGCCGCTGTCATCCACGTCCGACACCTGATAGTCGAAGGCGAAGTCCTTCGTATGGATGTGCGCGACGTACGGCCGCTCTGGTGCGTACCTGTCCTGTCTCTGGTAGTGGGGAATCGTGCCGGTTAGGCTAAGTCCGAACGAGGTATCACCTCCACCGAGGTAGCCTACCTTGCACACTCCCCTGCTGAAGCAGAAGGCGCTGACGATCATCTTCTTGACCGTCTGCTTCACCTTCATGAGCTTCAGGAGGCGATCGTCAACCTTCTGCAACGTGAGCTGGTCAGGACCGTACCCTGGCTGGTAGATGGTGACAGCGGCTGTTGGGTTCTTGAAGTAGAGTTGTGGAACCACTGCGCGCCCAAAGCTGAACAGGAGATTGACTGTCAGGAGACCTTGGGGAAACTTGTTCCCATACCAGTCCCTGACCTTGTTGAACTTCTCCTCCTTCTCGTGCTTGTAGAGACCTTCCCAAGCCTCGAGACGGTCAGCCCATCGTGCTGCGTCGTCAAGCACTGCGCTTCTTCTCCTTGGCAGTCGTGATGGCGAAGATCTGGGACTTCCTGTTGCCTTTGAACTTCGAGTTGCGCTTAAAGGAGCTCTGCGCCATCTCCTCCGCCATGCCTGAGATGCGCTGCTTCTGAGCTCCTGAGAGCTTCTTCTTCGGCATCAGCTTGCCTCCTTCTTGGCCCCACAGGAGCACACGTGAGGACCGTCGTGGACGTCTTCCACATAGCCGTCTTTGAGGGGTGCAACAGGCGCATACCGCGTCACCACGTGCATGCAGTGGTGGAAGGCGTGCGCCCCATCGGGCCAGTGCGTGGGGCAGGGCACGGAACCCACCTGTGCGCCTCGGATCTCAGTGCCAGGCCCCACGGGAACGACTCTCACAACACGCTGGCTCATGGGTTCACCTGCCATGGCGCGGACACAGACGCCCCCACGCCTGGAGCAGCTTGAAGGGTGAGAGTGAAGCCTCCCATGGTCTTGTTGTTGGCGCTTGGCTCGAGAAGTGCGGTCGCCGATGGCAGACCAATGACTGTGGAAACACCGCCAAAGATAACAGTGTAGTTGGTGTTCGGGTAGCGGACTGGCAGCGTGATCTCTACACTCACGTCCAGCTCGCTGATGGTCACGCTGCCTGTAAGGGTGGGCTCCCGGCCGAGGCGCGCGGTCAGCACGCTGCGCCCCGTCGTGGCCCCGCGTGCGGTGATCGCTGATCGCGCGGTCGCCACATCCTAGCCCTTGGGCGTGACGCCGGAGCGCAGGGTGCGCCCGGAGGCGGGGGTCTGGTGGATCGCCCGCGTGGTGATCTCGATGGGGGCCGTCTGCGCCGATTCGAGGGCGCTCTGGATGCCGGCGAACGTGTAGCGGTACGTGCTGAACGGCGCCAGGCCGTTGTCTACAAACGTCGTGTCGGCGACGGGCAGCTCAAAGACGACCGAGGTGTCCAGGCGACGCACGCGCGTGCCGGTGGTATCGGTGCCCGGCGTGAAGGTGATGCTCACGGTGGTGGCGCCGAGCGCGGAGACGACCACGTTGGTCGGCGGCTGCGGGGGCCCCGGCGGCACCGGATCGGTGAGGTCCAGCACATCGTCGGGGCCGTCGGCCGTCGTGGGGGCATTGACCAGCGCCATGGCGCTCGGCCCGGCGACATCGGCCTCGGGATCGGCACCCAGCGCCAGCGGCACGAAGGAGGCGAACGCGCTGGGGCGAATCAGCCACGCGCTCGCGCCGCCGAGGAAGGCGCCCTGCTCGACGGCGTCCAGGGCGGCGGCCCAGAGCGCCCGCTGGGCCGCGCGACCCGTGTAGTACTGCACTGGCGTGAGACGGTCCAGCCCGCCGATGGCCTCGCGCGTGATGCCGGCCGGGGCGACCTTGAGCGTCGTGTCCTGCCCCGCAGTGGCATCGGTATTCAGGCGGATCGTGCAGAGCGTGTCAGAGGCGAATACCGCGATGACGCGATTCCATGTGTTCAGCGTGGCCGTCCCGAGGCTCGTCGCACCCGGCGAGAAGCCAGTGGCGTTACTGCGTAGGGCCTGGACGGTGAGGTTCGCGAGCACCTTGATCGCGAGCCAGTCGTTGTTGCCCGTGTGGTTGGCCAGGGACCAGAGGAAGCCCGCGGCCGCCGCCGTCGGGTAGAATTTGATGCCGACGGTGATTGGATAGCTGCCGTCAGTGCTGAGTGCGGTGGCCCGCACGAGCTGGGTCGAGCCATTGAACACGCGAGCCAAGGGGCGCGTCCGGAGCACCGCGCTGCTGGCTGGCGAGGCATTCGGCACGGCGTCCCGAGCGACGACCGACACGGTGTAGTCAGAGAAGCGCGTCAGCCCGGTCAGGAGGGCCGGCGGGGCAGTCACCGTCGTCTCGCGGTCTGCCACGGCCGTCCCGTCATCGACCTGCACGCCCTCCGTCGCCGCCACGAGGTAGTTCACCACACCCACGTCATCGGTCGATTCCGCGAAGGTCACAGTGAGGCTGGTGCTGGTGCTCGCGGTCAACGTCGGCGTGCCCGGCGTCGAGGGCGGGTCAATGTCCGTCGATTGCGCCAACGTGGTGTCGCTGACCAGCGTGCCGTAGGCCGAGAGGTTCAGTTGCGTATCCTGCGCCCGCACCTGGCAGGTGTGCGTGGTGTCGGGGGTGAGGCCGCTTTTGGTGATCGTGCGCGTCGGCGGCAGCACCTCCTCATCGGCCGCGCCGTCGAACCGCACGAGGTAGCGCAGCAGGCTTGACTGCGTGTCGATGGACTCCGACCACGTGTAGGTGATGAAGTCCTGCCCGACCGTGCGCGGGGTGTCGATCTCCGGCACGGTCGGCGGCGTGGTATCGGCCGCCGCGTTGGTCTGGATGGACAGCGTGTTGGAGTCGCCGGAGACGTTGCCCACCGCATCGAGCGCGCGGCGTTTCAGGCTGTAGGTCGTGCTGGCGGTCAGGACCGAGTAGGTGTGGCTCGTGCCCGCCTGGTCGGGCCCGTCCTGCGCGCCATCCTTGAAAAAGCGGTAGCCCACCACCGCCACGTTATCGGTGGCGGCGGGGCCGTCCACGACGATCTGCACGTCGGTCTTCGACACCAGCGCGAGCGCCTGCGTCTCGGTCGGGGCCTGCGTGTCGGGCGGCTGCCCCCCCGCGAAGCCCTCCTGCGCGTAGCGCGTGACCTCCGCGCCGTGCTTGCGCACCCAATGCGGGAAGCGCACGGTGCCGTTGGCCGCGCCATTGCCGGCGAGATGCGTGCGCACGCGTCCGAAGTTCGTCGGGTTGAAATAGCTGCCGAAGCCGAACGTCAGGTCGCTGCCCATCGTGAGGCACGCCGCCCACATTTCCATGGCGATGCGGAGCCAGAGGTCACGCTTGGCGAACTCGCCCGCCGGGTGGAGCTTGTGGGCGGCCACGTAGGCGAGGATGTCGGCCCCCATCAGGGCCGTGCCGTAGCCCGTGGTCGTGGGCCCCTCGAAGAAGATGAAGCCGATGTCACCGATCTGATTGGGATTCCGCGCCGCATAGAGGAAATCCAGGCGCGTTTTCCCGATCGCCGTTGGTTTGTCGGTGAACGTCCACCCGTAGGGTGACCCGAAGGGCTGATAGGAACTGGCTGAGGCCAGATGCCCGCCGCGCCCGATGGGCAGGCGTTTGAGCGCGTTGACCCCGCTCGGGTCACTGCCGCCGCCGGAGGCGGGCGTGCCGGACGTGATGGGGCTCAGGCCATCCACGCCCATCCAGGTATGGCAACCCCACCGATAGAGGAGATTGATGATGTCGGTGCCGAAGCCGGCCGTGAAGAAGCTCGGGCCGAGGCCGAGGGCGCGCCGCGATTCCGCAAACTGATGGGCGTTGCGCAGGGGGATCGTGGGATATTCGTGGGCCGTCGCATGGATGGCGCCATGCCCGCCATACCAGTGATTCGTGAAGGTCGCCGTCCCATTCGTCGTGCCCCAGGTGCCAATGCCGCCCATCGACGGGCTCATCGACGGATGCGTACAGGACTGTTCCCACCAGAGCATGAACCGGCTGCTGTCGTGAATGCGTCGGTAGAGATCGTAGCTCCCCCCCGTGGCATACGTCGTCGCGACGGTGCCGCCCAGGCAGCGCGCCAGCCCGATGATGCCGGCGAGGGGCCAGGTGTACGCGCGGGGGGAGTTGTAGTGGACCAGCATGGGCTCAAAGCTATACGTGCCGGACGCAGGCGTGCCGAACTGCCACGACACCTGCGCGACGGATCCGCTGATGGATTCCACGTATCCCGCAAACGTCGTGCGCCGAGGGAAGGAGGTGATCGTGGCGATCTGCCCGCTGATCGCGGGGGCCGGGCTCGGTGAGATCAGGACGCGCCGACCCTGAAACGACTGGATCACGACGAGTTGGCCTGCTGTGGGAATGTTCCCCGCCGTGAACGTCACCGTGGCGGTGGTCGTTCCCAAACCGGAGACGGTGTAGTGCGTATCGACCGTCTTCGTCGCGCCGGCCACTTGCACCCGGACATCGGTCTTGTTGGCGTAGGTGACGGCTCCGACGCTGGCGTTGGTCGAAATCGACCACGCCGATTGACTACCATTGGCCGTCACCCGAACCTGATCGTTCGTGGCCGTCCAAAGATTCGTCACGCGGTACACGGAGACCCCCACCGTGATCTCCGCGCCAACCCAGCGCCCGGAGGTCTCCAAGAAGAACGGAACTGCGGACGCGCCCCACCCCTCGTCGACCGGCCCGGTGCCCACCGAGACCGAGAGGGCGCCCCAGGTGGTGCCGGTGATGACCAGGAACTGGCCGAACGAGGACACGGTAGCCGGGCTGCTTGAAATGAACGTGGTGGTATCCGATGGGCGGATCGCGATGCGCGTCTGCGGGGGCCGGCCCGTCGGAATGCCTTGCGGCGTGCCGGTCCAGCGCGAGGGATTGGAAAAGGTGACCGCGTTGCCGTTGACCGTGCCGGTATCGGTCTGGTAGTGCCCGACAAACGTCGGGCCCGAGCCGCGTGTGAAGCCGTAGAGCCAGTGGTTGTAGAAGTTGAGGCAGTGGATGCCCGCTTCGAGATACAGGTACTCCCCCGTCAGGAGATACATCAAGGAGAGGCATTCCCACTCCTGCTGGTACTCCAGCCCGGCGTTGCCCCCGCCCCAGTGGAAGGTGCCGGGCGGCGCGGCGATATCGCTGACTTGCCCACAGGCCCATCCGGCGAGGTTCGGGAGCTTGTGCAGGATGTCCACCGTCGCGAAGTGGGTGGTCGCTTCCCACGCGATGGCGAAATCGCCCCGGTCGTTCCGGCGGAGCCAGGCATAGATCGGATAACTGCCATACTCGTAGTCGTTGGGGCCGATGCCGCCGGAGGCGGCGTGGCAGCCGAAATAGCGATCATTCCAGAACTGCCGCTCGGTGGAGTTGGCCTGGAGTGTGCGGAATGAGGCGTCGCCAGGCTCGCTCAGCCCGGACCGCGCCGCCTCGTCATGCCAGACGTCGGCCCACTGGTTCATGCGGTCATCCACGTCGTCCCACTTCGACACGCTCCCGGGTTTGCCCCCGGCGAGGCCCAAGAAGCCCGGGGTGCCGAGCAGATCCGGGCGCGACGTGGTCTTCACCGGCATCCGCCCCCAGACGCGCGTATCATCCCAGTGGTTGGCGTCGGCCTGGCCGAGCAGCGAGGGCTGCTGCGCCCCGGCGGCGGTCTCGCTGGCGGTGGCCGCGTACACACCGTTGGTCTTCAGCTCGTGCTTGCCCGCGAGCGCCTGCACCATCTCCCGCATCTGCGTGGCGGTGAGGGTGCCCGGCACGAGGACCAGCCAGTCTTCGTGGTAGGCCCAGTGATGGCCCTTCCGGTTGTGGTACGTGTGCGGGAAGATGCTCATGTGGTGGAGATCGCCTTCGCTCGGGTTCAGCATCTCCCAGCGCAGGCGCCCCGTCGCGGGCGTATGGGAGAACCCCATGGGCTGGCGCTCACGCCACTGGAAGGGGATCTCCAGCAGCGTGACCGTGCCGTTGGAGACGGCGTAGAACGCTTCCAGCATGGTGATCGGCGTGCCGGTCGGCGTGAAGTCGCCCGTGCGCTGCAGGCTCATGCCGTAGGTGGACGACGTCGGCGCCTGCAACTGGCGCAGCGTCTTGGCCGTCGCGCTCGTCACCGACATGACCTTCGTGGCACCCGTCTCGTCGCGGGTGTGCGCCGTCATGGAGCCGGTGAACGTCGTGACGGTATCGACGCCGTAGCCCTGCACCGCGCAATCACTGGCCTCGCCGCCGTTCGCCAGCGGCTCCCCGCCGCCGGTGGACTTGAAGATGAACTGGCGCCGGATGGCGCCGGAGTTGCGGAAGAACTCCAAGTAGACATCCCACGTGGCCGCGCGCGGGGTCGGGACGGCGCTGGCGCTGCCCTGATGGTCCCGGTTCATGCCCTTGAACTCGCCGGTGGCGCCGACGCAGCGGATCGTGTCGATCTTGATCCGCACGCGCTGCGAGTTGGCGAACTCGATCGACGTGAAGTATTTGGTGGGGCGGGCAATCTCCAGCGGGTCGCCGCCGTTGCTGGCGCCATCGCCGCTGATGTCCAGGTTGGAGACGTAGTCGCCCGCCTGATTGTTGGCGGGGCCGGTGCCGGGGCTCGGGGGACTGCCCGCAATGCCCTGCATCCAGAGCCCGCCGCCATCCCCATTGATCGCGGCGAAGCCGGTGCTGTTCTCGCGTAGGAACTCGAGGACGGACATCGCGCCCCGCCGGGGCACGCGCGCGGTGATCGCGCCGGTGTTGATCTCGTAGTAGTCGGGGTTGCTCGTGCCGACGGTGATGCCGCCCGCCGTCGAGCCGCTGCCGCCGGAGGTCTGCAGCTGGTAGGTGCGCGTTTCGTTGGCGCCCACCGTGGGCAGGAAGTCCACCAGGCACACCGCGCCCCGATGGCCGGTGTTGCCGTAGTCGCCCCAGCGGGCGCCGCCCACGCAGCCGCCGCTGGCATGCCCCAGCGGCAGCTCCGCCATGCGGAAGGCCACCTGTGTCAGCGGCTGGTTGGTGGACGTGTCGATGACCCGGAACTGATTGGTGTTGAGCTTCGCCTCGTCGGCGCGGAGCGGGATCGCAAACGGGAACCGAGGGGAGGCGAGCGTGCCGCCGGCGGCGCGGGTCACGCCGGCCGTTTCGCTGACGGTGAAGTCGATCGAGCCCGTGGCCATCAACTGACCCCGAGGAGCGTGAGGGCCTTCCGGGAGGGCGCGGCGGCGGCCCCCGAGGCCATCGCCAGATAGCCGTGCTCGCGCGCCGTGCTGTCGGCGGTGGTCCAATCGAGCGTGAAGCCGTCGCTATCCATCGTGTCCAGATCGGCCTCGGCGTCCACCGTGGGCGTGCCCGCCGTCAGGTGCCGGATGCACACGCTCTCGCTCGCGCTGCTGTCGGTGATGGACGGGTCGTTGTTGTCC